TAGCCCCTATCAGCGACCCCCCAGCACCGGGGGCACCCCTCATGGCAAATCGTCCTGTCCCTCCGACTCCAACTCCGTCCGCGGCCCATTGCGATAAAGCTCGAGAATCCGCTCCAACTGCGCCGGCTGGATGCAATCGGCAAGCAGTTTCTGCGCGCTCGCCTGCTGCTCAAGTGTCGTTTTGGTCACATCCGCCTGCAACACGCGTGTCGTATGCGTCGACCAAGCGATCAAAGCGAAGATCACACAGTTCATCAACACCAACGCGAGCAACGCCGGTTGACTCTTCAAACCTTCGATAACGCTTCGCGCCGTTGCCCCGGCTTCGTCGATTGGCCCATTCACCTCACTCTCCAATAGGATGGGCCGGCAAACGGGGTTAGGAAGCCCGAGCCAGCCCACCGTCGGCCCCCAGATCAGGAACTACTTCCCAATCCCCCCCAACCTTTACGTCTTCGGTCCAGGTTCGCTGCCACCCGGAAAATATCCCCATCCGTAGTCAGGATGATACGCCCACCCACCCTCATCGGGAGGAGGCTTCGCGGCACCATCCGCCGGTGGCGCAGGCGGAGGCGGCAGCACAATCGGCTGCTCCGGATGCCCTGGCCGCGGCCAGATCGTGACCGGTGGTCCGCCCGGCTTGTAGGGCGGCAACACGATGGGGTTGGACGGAAACCCGGGCCCCTGTGACGGATAGGGCGGTTGCCCCGGCAACCCTTGATCGGGATAGGGCGGTGGTGCACCGCCCCAATAACCTGGCGGTCGACCGCCCGGTGCGATCGGGTGCGAGGGATGCCCCGGCGAAGGCCAGATGCCCGGAGGCTGGCCCGGAAGCCCTTGATCCGGATACGGTGGAGGTGTACCACCCCAATACCCCGGAGGCTTTCCAGGAAGACCTTGGTCGGGATACGGCCCGCCCGGTGCGATCGGATGCCCCACACTCGGACCACCCGGCATCGGCCCGCCGCCGATACCTAACTCCGAATAGAACAAAACGCCCTGAAATATAACCGGTACTGCTGCCATGATGTCTACCCTTTCATGGTCACTTGCGAGCCGATCTACGCCTCGGCCCATGGCGATTCACCTCATCAACCGGCTGTCCCGGCGCCGACGTGGGCGCCAGAACATTAACGGTAGAAATTAACGCCCTACCGCCACGCCGTCGGCACCGAGCTTAAATCACGAAAGCCACAATCCGTCCTCGCGGACGTCGCTGTGTCTGACCTGCTGCCACCCACCGGCGTCTTCCTCCCGGCGGTAATTGGTAAACATCGTCGCATCGTGATCGGCCTGGTACCACCACCCAGGAAAATACGGATCATGCCGCTCAAGCCGCGCCAAAGTGTTCACCTCCCAACTAACATTCCCGGTTTCCTCGATATGCGCGATGCATTCGTGCTGCATGGCATCGGCGAACGGCACGATGAACGCCCGCGGCACCACCATGACCCCGCCGCACCAGCGCCAGCACGGAAACGCATCGTCGTAAACATAATCCTTGCCCCAGCAGCCGGGAATCGCGATGGCGTGCTCGGTCTCAGTCCGTTTAAGAAAAGATTTAACAATATCGACCGTCATACCGGGTAGATGAAAAATGCCGTAATCGATCCAGACGAACACCTTACTGTGTGGATCATGCTGCGCCGCCTTGCGCAAGCACTCAGTCTTTTCAGCTTGAACAATGTGATAATACAGTGAATTTTTCTGCGGATTATCGGCCACCGAATGCGTAAACGTGTGTTTATGCTTGACCAGATAGCCGTACAGCCAGCAATCCTCAACCGTGCCGTTAAACCGGATCGCTGGTGCTGCCTGACACAACTTGGCGCCAAGCCGGTGATAATCACGTTCACTGCGTGGATTGTCGGGTATCGGCACATAGGCCGTGACGATTCGGCTCATGTTCGCTTTCCCTCGCCTAGAAATAGAATCACCTCGTCAAGCCGCATTGTAGCGTACCACGCCTCGCAGTCACGCACGCCATAGCTGAGGACCAACGATTTACCGTCACGAACATAGGCCAGTCCGGCGCAAAACTCGATCTGTTTGTCGTGAAAGCAAAACGGCGGCGAGATCGACCAGATCTTGCCGACAGCATCCAGCAACACGAACCGGTGCTGGTAGTACCGTGTCGACCGGCCGGGGATCTGCCCGGCTTCATGAACGACGCAGAGGTACATATCCGGCCCGACCCGCACCACTTGCGACGACCCGGACAGATGCGATACATCTATTTTCGTGTCATGCCGGACAAGTTCACGACCTTGGGAGTCCACCAATGTACCAAGTCGATATACAAAACGCAGTCCGTCAAGTTCGTGTGGATACGCCGCCTTGTAGTCAGCCCACGGCATCCAATTCTTTTCATGATAACGATCTTTTGGCCGAAGCACTCGCCAGTCTGATCCGTAGGTCCATCCTTGGTCTGCGAGAAAAACTTTTGCTAGAACTTGCTCGCACCATCCTTCACGGTTCAACTGACGCACAGTTGATAGCGTATACAACGCTCCAGCGTGTCGAAAAAGACGAGAGTCCTCCAAGCCCAGCACCTGATCATATTCGCGCCCGAGATTGGTAGGCTCGGCTATTTCCCGAAAACCAGCACGAAGACCACCAATAAAATTACGAGTGCGAATAGGATTTGCAGCAGATATATCGGCATTGGTCTCCCCGATCAGATAGCGTCCAAGCCCGTCGATGTGATAGTTCACGGTGCGAACCAGAAACGTCAGCTCCCCCGTTTCGTCGACGATCGCCGACGGATTCAGCGCCACCCAGCCGGGATCGGGCGAAAACGGAATCTTTACAGCATCGAATGACGGCACAAATTTGGACAGCTTGTCCAAGTACCAGAATGAATTCGCTCTGGCCTGGCTGCTACCCTCCAAGACCAGCTGATTGACCACCTTGGCGCCGCGATCGCGTTGACGCCTGTCATAATACGCGGCTATGCCGAATTCTTCACGCGCGCCATAACGGTGCGCCCAGTCGTTGACGAACAGCAGCTCGCCAGAAGGTGGCGGAATCTCCATCGCCGGTACCGAAAACAGCAGGCTGGTGAGGTTCTGCCCCGACGCCCGGAACCACCGCGCCAACGCCAATAACGGCTCGACCCGGTGTGGCCGCATCTCATAAGCCCGCAGCATCGTGAACACGAAATCGCGGATCAGCCCGATCTGCTCGTAACACAGCCCGAGCTGATACTGCGCAAACCAGCACTCTTCCGGAAAGCCTCCCAGCTCCACCCGCATCGAATAATGCTTAGACGCAGTGGCAAAATCCTTCTTATCGAAATACGACTGTCCCAAGTAAAAATGATAACGCTGGATCAACCCAGGATCGGTCTCCGTCGCCAACGCATTGGTTAAAAGAGCAATGTCGCGATCATATTTTTCAGGGCGATTAGCGCCATCAGCATAGTCAATGAAACGAGCGCCAGTAACAAGGCCAGCAGAGCCGATGTCCAAATATTCATGGGTGACTCCACGATAGACACCCGAGGCGTGCCGGTTGACGATGCGCCGATTGGCGTAACTAACGGCACCCCCTGTCTGCAGCATATCGTAACTAAGCCCACCGTTAAGCTGTTGCTTCCAGGCTGGGTCGTCAACACAAAGCTCCATATCCGCGTCTGCGAGCAGCGCAAAGTCCCAGTTAATGTCACTATGTCGCGCAGCCTCCAAGCCGGCGTTGCGCGCCTGAGCAAAATCCTTAAATGGGGTGAAATCGACATGAACCGGCTTGTTAACGCTCTTGAACGCCTGGGTGATCTTCGCCATGGTGTCATCCGTCGATCCGGTGTCGACGACGACAGCGCCATCAACGTGTGGCAGCAGAGATGTGATGAGACGGTCGATAATTTTCGACTCATTACGAACGATTCCGTTCCAGATCAACCTCATCCTGGACCACCCTCCGGCGGACGTAAACGCTGTCCTGGTTGCTGCGAAATTTGATTTCCCACAACGTGTGTTTGCATCGCTGATTGTTGATTCGGCCGCTGGGCCTGTGCCCCTTGCGCCTGCGCGGCGCGCTGTGCTATACCGCCAGCGCTAGGTCCGGTCTGTGCAGTGGCGCCCCCCGGACCCGGCGGTGGGTTGTTTCCTTCTGATAACGTCTGTGCGTTCGGTTCTTGGCCAGTCGGGCTCATGCCATGACTGGCCAAGAGACCGGCCGTCAGCTCCTTGGCGATCTGCTGCACACCCAACTCGACACCCTGCTGAATCCCCTCATCGACCTTCTGCTCAAGCGCCTTGCCCTGGCCGCCAGCCTCCTGCTCTTTTTCCTTCTTTTCGAGGGCTGCATCGTCCGGGACGACCTCCTCGCCATCGAGGCCGATGGTCTGCGCCACCGACCGCAGCACGGCGCCGCGGCCCTTGATGCCGACGATGTGCATGTCGGTCGGGTTGTTGGTGTGCTGCAGGAATTCGAGCTGGCGCTGCCGCTGCGTCTCACGCTGGACGGCAACGTTCACGCCTTGGACGCTGACATCCTCTTCGCCGCTGAGGAGGCCCGTCGTATCGGTCAGGAGAATGAGGTCGACCAGCTGCTGCAGAGCCGGTTCAAATATCTCGCGATCGATGTTTGCAGCGACCGTCTGCAGGATTTTGCTCGCATTGCCCATGAGCATGGCCAGGCCGGACGCCGTACGACCCGCGCCGCCGCCCGCCTGTCCACCGATGTACTTTGGAATCGCACTAACGTCATCACTGAGATCGACAAACGCTTTGAAGACCTCAAGCAGCTGCTGGGCGATACCTTGCGGCTGAAAGAACTCAACGGGAGGCTTCGCATTGTTGCCCACCGGATCGTTGCGAACATGCCATCGCTTCCACGGGTACAGCTCATCGGTGTTGTCCTCCGGCCGGCAGCGGTCGTCATTGACGACCACCTGCGGCCCGGACGCAATCGACATGTTGTTGACGAGGCTGCGCAGCGTCGCATTGGCAACACTCTGCAAGTCGGCAACGAGATCGACCAAGCCGTTGCCCACCGGCGTGCCGGGGACCTTCTCGAAGCTGGTGATGAAGTAGTTATGACGCGATCGCGGCGACGGGTTGAGGTTGACCTTGATGACATGCGGCCCGAGACAGTAGGCGTCAATATGGTAGTCCCGGTACGGATCCTCGACACCCTGAACGCCATAGTCCAATAGGCATTCACCAAACACGTTACCGTGGAACTCGATCTGGGTGATCATCCCCGACCGGTTCCAGGCCGGATTCTCCCGCGACTCGAGCACAGCCCGCTCGGCGTCGGTGGTGTCCCAATAATCGTAATATCCGCCACGGCCGTAATCCTGGAGGGCCGCATAGACCTCGGCGGTGTTGTACCCCGGCAGATCGAGGAGCGCGTTGATCTCGGCGCGGGTGAGCTGGCTCTTCTCGATGACATTGGCATTAGCGATATCGGCGACCCCCGGCGTCCACCAGATATCGAACGGGCTGACCCGCGCCCACATCATCTGTGGAATCTGCTGGATGGTCGGCTTCCCCCCGCCCTGCGGCCACATCACCTTGGGCATGATCTTGACCATCGGGCCCTTCAGCACCGCGAAGGGAAACACCGGCAGGTCAACCAGGAACTCCGCCAGCGCATGATAGAATAGACCCTCGCGCAGATACGTCTCGATCCTGTCCTCGGCGATCTGGGCCTGCTCGCGCGCCTTCTTTTTGGCCTGCTCCTCGGCCGCCTCGACGAGCGCCATCCGCCGCTCCATCTCTGCCTCGATCGGCGGCGGCTGCCCCGTCGTCTGGATGATCATCTGGTGCTCGTGAGCGAGCAGCCGGTTGATCGACTGCAGAATCTGCGGCGGGACCTCGACATAGGCCGGCGGCTTGATCGCATACGGCTTGTCGGCGCCGAGATAGACGTCACGCAGAAGGCTCGAAGCCGCACGGCATTTCTGCGCGGTGAGGCGGGCATAGACCTGACTGCCGCCGAATTTCTTGATTTCGTTCAGCTGCGTCGGCGAATACTCACCGTTGAACGTCCGCATGGCCACGAGCAACCGCTCCGACCAGCCCGACTCGGCGGTGTTGCGATGGTTGCGGAAGATCTCGAATTGGCTGCGGATGTAGCCAACGAGCTGCGTCGGGGCGGTCTGCTGCTGTTGCTGATACGCAGCCGCTGCCGCCTGCGAGCGCTGCAGTTCCTGGGCTTCCAGCATCGCCGGGGTCGCAAACTGCAAAACACCGCGCTGGCCTATCGATGAGGTCGCGTCTACCATGCGAATCGCGTTACCAGAAAAGTCTGAAGAAAGTATTAAATGTCGCAGACCATCTACGACCCGGTCCAATACCACGACCCCTACGATATCGACGAGATGACCCTGGTCAAACTCGCCAAAGAACTTGTCATGAATATCCGGAATTATAAGGATATTTTCAGGGATTTCGGCATTTCCGAAGACGATTATGTGATTATCGAAAAGAACCCGTTTTTCCGCAAAGTCCGTGAACAATTCACCCTCGAATGGAACGCCGTCGGCTCGACCAAGGATCGCACCACGCTGCAGGCGCAGGCCGCCTGGGAACAGCTGATGCCCGTGCTGGTGCGCCGGGCGCTGCGCGAAGACACCAATATCGGCGCGTCGACCGATGTCGGCAAACTGGTGATGAAAGCCGCCGGAATCGGCGATAAATCCGAAGAAAAGGGCAACGCGGAGCGATTCGTGATCCACATCGACATGAGTGCCGGCAGCGACACGCCGGCGGTCGAGCATTACAACAAAAGTGTCGTCATCGATGTCACCAATGGCGGAATCGACGCAATCGGAGAAGGCAATGGCGAAACTGTCGACGAAGCAACGCAACGCCCTACCGACAAGCGCTTTCGCGTTACCCGGGAAGGGTCAGGGGAAATCGGGGAAAGGGAGCGGCAGCTATCCCGTGAACAACCCAAGCCACGCCCGCAACGCGTTAAGCCGGGTCGCGCAGCATGGCACACCATCCGAGAAAAAGGCAGTGCGGGCCAAGGTGAAGGCTAAATATCCAGCAATCGGAGAATGATATGGCGGACGTGGCGGATATGGACATCGGCGACGCTGTCGCGGCGATGCGCGATGGCAAGAAGGTCAGCCGGCGCGACTGGGTCGGCCTGTGGATGGCCATGGGTCATGGCGGCGGCCAGGGCGTCGATCACCTACGGCTATACGAGATCGCGGGCCCACCCGAAGGGCTGCTGGCCAGCTCCATGGACCAGTTCGATGTCCTCGGCCAGGACTGGTACGTCGTTGAATGAGCATCGAATTCACGGCACCGCTGACGATCGCGCGGTTCATGCGGTCGGCCGCCTTCGGGCGACTGATCGCCGGCCCGGTCGGATCCGGCAAGACCACCGGCTGCGTCATGGAATGCCTGCGTCGGGCGATGGGGCAGTCAAAGGCCAAGGACGGCATCCGCTACACCCGGTTCGCCTTCGTCCGCCAAACGTTGAAGCAACTGAAGGATACAGTACTTAAAGATGTAAACTCCTGGCTCGCCGGGCTCGGCGAGTGGAAGGTGAGCGACGGGACCTATTATTTAAACTTTGGCGATGTCAACAGCGAGTGGATATTCGTCCCGCTGGAAAATTACGACGATCAAGCCCGTTTATTGTCGATGCAGCTGACGGGGGCTTGGATATCCGAAGCGATCGAGTGTAATTTCGACATCCTCCCCGCTGTCAGCGGCCGTATCGGTCGTTACCCGTCAGGTAACAGGGGTGCCCCGACTTGGATGGGCATCATTGCCGACACGAATCTGCCGGTCGAAGGGAGCGACTGGTGGAAATTCATGACCCAGCCGCCGCCGAACTGGCAGATCTTCATCCAACCCGGCGGCATGACCCCCGATGCCGAGAATTTAAATTATCTGCTCCAGACCGAAGAAACGATACGTCTGCCCATAAATCACCCCCGCCGACTCGCGCAGGGGCGACGTTACTACGAGCAGTTTGTTGAAATGTACGGGTCCGAGCACCTGTGGGTTCGACGCTATGTAGACGCCCAATTTGGGGACGACCCCTCCGGCGAGGCCGTGTTCAAGGCTTCGTTCAAGTCGAATTTCCATGTGGTGGAAGACACCCTGATCATCCCCGGCTATCCGCTGATCATCGGCCAGGATTTCGGCCGCAACCCGTGGAGCCTGATCTGTCAGGTCGACCATATGGGCCGGCTGCTCGTGCACAAAGAAATTCCAGCAACCAACGTAGGCCTGGAGAAGCACGTCGAACAGAGCCTCCGCGGGGTTCTGTACCGCGAGGAGTTCATAGGCCTTAAAGTCATACTGGTCGGCGATCCGTCCGGTGTCGCCAAGGGCACTATTGCCGAAGAGTCGAGCTTCGAGGCCTTGAAACGGATGGGCCTCCCTGCGTTCCCAGCTCCGACCAACGACATTGACCCGCGCCTTCGGGCCGTCGAAGCGCTGCTCGGGCGGCAGACCAATGGCGGCCCGTCGCTGCTGATAAGCCGGCGAGGCTGCCCATTTCTGACTCGCGGGATGTCGGGCGGGTACCGTTATACGAAACACAAGGATGGCGCTCTCAAGACAGTGCCGGAGAAATACGACCGCGAAGGATTTTCGCACGTCGCCGACTGCCTGCAATATGTCTGTCTGGTCGTCCACGGCAACCTCGTGTTTGAATTTTCCAAGCGGTTAGCCGCGATGGGGATGAACAGGGCGGCCAACCGGCCACGCATCAGCGCGACCGGCTGGACGTGAGGGACGCTCTACAGTACCGAGTCACTACAGTCGGCCGGCACGCTTCGGCGGTGCGGAACAATTCGACGTCGACGGCACGCTCTGGGTATCCGGGTCGATTTGAGATGCCGGCACGCTACGCGGCATCGGGTCGTTATCGCGGGATAGGCACGCTGCCGAAGCCAGGATCACTTTGTTCGGTTCGGCACACTCTGGTGGACGGGTCGATACTGTTACTCGGCACGCTCTGCAATTCCGGACCACTGCGTTCTGCCGGCACGCTACATCTTGGCGGGTCAATTCTAGACAAAGGCACGCTTCGGGCTCCCGTGGCATTCACAATGCCAGGCACGCTATTCAGTGAGCGGATCTATTCCCTCCTTCGGCACGCTGGCCGTGACCGGGTCACTATTTAGAAGCCGGCACGCTACGTTTACGATGGGGCATTAACGGGCCCGGCACGCTCTCCTAGGTACGAGTCATTTGACGTTGACGGCACGCTGCGCGTCACCGGGTCGTTTAAATTATGCAGGCACGCTTGTTGGCTTCCGGGTCGTTACAACCAAAAGGCACACTTGCAGGGCCAGGGTCACTGCCAATAACAGGCACGTTTATTTATTCACGGCATCGAGCAGCAAGTCAAGAATCTTCCGCCGATCATCTGTGGATAATTTATAGCCGTAGCCCCAACAGGTTAAGATCTGAACGTTGTACGGTGCGAGTGCACGCCGCAGTCGTGAAATGTGCACCTCGAGGCTGTTGGACGTTCGTGTGGCGTCTTTGGCAAATGACGGGTGCTGCAGCAGCGAGAGTAAAATATTGATTTGAACTTTGGTGATGCCGAGCAGCTGCTGCACAGCAACGATAAAATCCCGTTTATTTTCATGGATGATTCGCGACAGCTGCAGCGCACGTTGATCGCGGGGGAAGCCCGGTGGCCAGTCAGCCCGCGGCAGGCCGGTGAGGTCTCCGGTGACGACGGCGGCCTCGAAGGTCTCCCGCAGCTGCGCGGCGGGCACGCGAACGGCACGCGCAATGGCAGCGAGTGGGACGCCTTCGTCGGCGAGGGCGAGCGCTATCGCTACGATATCGTGGGCCTGGCAGTCATGCATCCCCCAAACCTAGCTTGGAAGATGCACGACCACAAGTCGCTACGTGGTGTCGGGATACTTTGTGTGAAAAGGCACGCTGTTTGATCCGAGGGGCGCTATCACACGCAGGCACGCTGCTGGATGACGGGTCGTTATATTCACACGGCACGCTGCTGCGTCTAGGGTCGTTGCTAGATTTCGGCACGCTTCCGAATCCCGGGCCAATAGCGGGCGACGGCACGCTTTGTAATCGCGACACGCTACCGCCATGAGGTTCTCTACTGTGGTTCGGCACGCTCGCCGACGCCGGGACACTGAGGTGCTTCGGCACGCTCCACAACTCCGGGGCATTCACATACTCCGGCATGTCGACCGGTGGACGAATCTTCAGCAAGGGAAGAAGACGCATCCTTCGCCTCACGGCACGCCGACCGGCCGGCGCCTGCCGCCTTCAGGGCGGAAGCTTGGCATCGCATAAAATGGCTTCACGCAGCTCTTTGGCGAATTGCTGCAGTTCGCCGTGGATGCTGTTCATACGGGCCATGTCACGAGCGGTTGGTTCGGTGTTAGGATCGAGTATGGTCATGACTGAGGACCATAAATGCTGTGAACCGGCGAAAAACGCTATGCGGCAGATATCACGCATGTTGTCTGACATGTCGGCCGGCAGGCACACGCTGTTGAACGTCAGCCAGCCGCCTTGAACCAGGACGCCGCGGTCGGTCAGTTCTTCCGAGATACGAGCGGCGATACGATCGAGATCAGGACGTGCCATTGTAAACTCCCTTGCTGCCTGAACACTAGCGAGTTCGACGACGGCGTTCAAGCTGTTTTATGTGGGTCGATCATGATACTACTCCATTTCCATTGTCATTTTGTATATTTTATACAATTTGTATTACGTTCTAGTAGATCTGGACGTTTTGTACAATGTTGCTAGGCCATCTCACACGGATACGTTAGTAAGTTTATACCTTTTTGTTTTTTGTGTCACACGAGTACGTTAGTAAGTTTATACCTTTTTGTTTTTTGTGTCGTGTGAATTTGTGGGTCACCTCATCATAACGCGCGCGGGGGTGGGCCGGTCCAGGGTGGGGTGGGGCCAGCGACGGTGGCCGAACACCAGAAGGTGTGGTGTCCGAACACCAGTTCAGTAGCAGGGAAGTCGCCGAAGGACTTTCGGCTACTAGCCTTTCAGCAAATCGGTAATTAGGTATATGCTAGTAGGCTAAGTGCTTGAAATCATTGGTGTTTTAGACCTCACTAGTTCACTAGATCGCGATTCCGGAACAACACCCCCTTTTTCTAACGAGGGGGGGAACGCCATTGGCCGGCACGCCCGTTCTGTTCTTGTTCTGTTTGAATAGTTCAATAGAACATTTTACCATAATAATATATATTTCGTGTGCAAGATAGTAGTATTATCGTACTAAACTATTGATCTAATTGATGGTAAAGAAGAAAACGTGATCAAATATATAGGCCTATTCATGCCTACGAAAAATTCCCCCTAAAACATGTGACTGTTGTTCCAAACTCGCTACTAGTGAACTACTGAAAGACCCGATCGCGTCAGGTCTATGGGGCCGGGTGCCGTTCACGCGATTCCAGCAAAAGGTATTAAAATATTGTTGTACAATCGGAAAAATCTGCTACGTTAGGTGACAGTTGGAAAGGAAATACGTAAGGAGAACACCCCATGACACGTACAGAAATTCGCGTCGGACAAAAGGTCGTCGTCAAAGGTTCATGGCTTGCCGCATGTGGCTTCAACACCGTCGAAAATACGGCAATGGAGGTGCTCCGGGTTCTGCCACGCGCATTGCCCGATGGCACACGCTTTTATGAGGTCAAGCGGCCCGATGGTGCGACATGGCTGGTTAACGACTGGCGTATCGTCCGCTAGCACTACGCGCGCGCCGCGATGTGCGGCGCGCTTCAACGCACGAAGGAACGAATCCTATGAACACCGCATATTATGTTTTCACCTCTGGTCTGCCCGGCTGTCTGCCCGATTATAACAGCGGCGCAATGGCGTTCACCACGCGACGCGACCTCAGTCGCGCCATTCGTGCTGAACTAGAAATACTCAACTACCCCAAATCATGCTTTGCTGATGTGTGCATCGAAAAGCTTTGGGGATTCATCAAGCGCCATGGTTCCAGCACCGCGCATCGTGCCGTCTATCACGGCGATCGTGTCTTTGAAATGCATGGTCTGACCGAATCCGAGTACAACGCTATGCTTGACGCGGACTGCGCATAAGGAACGAATCCCATGTTCAACATCTCGTATTCCCGCAACGGCGCTATGCGCTTCCTGAAGATCGGTCGGTTTTGCTTTCAATTCTGCATCGCCACCGCTTATCGCCCCTTGAAAGGAATTTGACCATGCCTGCCGGTTGGGACGTTCACACATTGCAGCATGTCGCCATGCTGTTATTTTCCGATCAGGAGGCACAGTCGTGGTTCCGCTGTGCTTGCCATGGCTACGCCCAAACCCTCTATGACGAAATGCCGATGCTCGTTTGGTGCTGATATAAAAGGAATGAATGTGATGACAATCCAAGTCGAGACCTTCACGGCTCCCGCTTATTGGGCAAGCGCTCTGATTAACGGCGACACGACCGGTATGGAAGATAAAGAAATTGCCACTATGGAGGCATGGTGCGAGTCAATCGCACCGTGGGAAATTATCGATGTTGTCGATAACTGCGAGCCCTATTTCACATGGGATTACGCCCAATACGAATCCGGCATCTATGGTGGCGACGTTCTAGACTACATCGCCCATAAAAGGTGAGGTGCTGACAGCGTGAACGGCAGGGCTCCTGCCGTTCAAGCGGTCCGCAATCATGCGGCGACCGATAGCAAAGGCTTGAACAATGGAAATCAACGTCACGCACATGGTCGATGATGCCGACAGCATGATCGATCTTTCAGGTTCCGTCATGGAACACGGCGAAAACGCCAGTAAGATAACGTGGAACAATGCGCTCGATTACGGCCGCAATCATCCATTGCTCACCACCGATGATGAACGCGACGACGCACGCAATCACTTTGCCGCATTCGGTGCGTGGTCGCGCGACGACATTGCCGCGTGGTCGGATGACGAATTGCAAGCCATCACATGTCAGGATGTCGCCGCGGCAATCCGTGAAATGAACGACATCTCCGACGATTACGCCCATTATGAACGTCTCTGCGAAGAGGGTGTTTGCGACGGCCGGTTATTCCGCGGCATCGACGGTGAATGGTATTTCCACTTAGGTTGTTAATCGCAGTGTGCTGACAGTGTGGACGGCACCCCCCATGCCGTCCAAGCGGGCCGGTCACTCGCTAGCGCTAAGCCGGATTCGACCGCGTAGGGAGGCCGCTGATGCGTTCTAGCGACCTCCCTGCTACGGTCATGAGGCTCACAAAAACGCGCATCCTGCCCCCCTTAGAACGCCAGGACGGGCTTTCGGTATCATGGCATGGTGGCGTGATGATTGTACACGGTCACGGCGCCCATGCGTTTGCGTATGGGGAGGCTGTCCTAGGGCGGAGCCTCCCCTGGAACGCATGGACGGCTCCACGCGAGCGGGTTTTGATGCCATCGCGTGAAGCGCGGTGGTCCGTGTGTTTCGCTCACGGCTCTTGCCGCCGCATAACCTACGGTGCTGACCATGTCGTCGGTATCGCTGCCCGCACGCCGCATCGCGATTTGGTCCGCAGGGGCGATGCCGTCAGCAAGTAGAACGCGCGCCGCGTCAAGCAGTGGTTGCGTACTGGCGTTCAAAATCTGCCGCTCGCCATAGTGTGCCGCGTAGGTCGGTCCGCGTGAGGTGTATTTGCCAGTCGGCGTAACGACGATGATGTGCATGAGCAACCTCCATTGCTGTGCGCAAGCTTACACCTCGCAACAGCGGCCCACACATCATGAAAAAATTTTAGTACAAACGGAAAAAGTCATTGACAATCGGAAAAGCTAGGCCTAGGTTTACATCGTGAACGCAACACAGGAAGGAACACACAAATGAGTTTGTTGTTCAAGCAGCTAAACGAAGCGGAGCAAGCAAAAGCGCGGCAATGGGCGCGCGACAACTACCGGAAATTTTCGCCCATCAACGGTATCTGGCATCCCATCGTTCGGGAGGAATGCGCCAAGATCAATGCGGAAACCGAGTCTTTGCCACGTATGGATTGATTGCAGTCTATGGCCATGCCGTTGCATGGCCATAAGCGGCGATCATGCCGAGCAAGGGTAAACCCACATGAACATGCTTTACACGCAATCCGCTCGTTTCGACACCGGTCACGCTCTGACCGAAGATGAACTATTCAAGCTGGCACCGTCGGTGTTCGCCACCGATGCGCATCATTCCCGCTCCGAACGGTTCGCACCGGTGCCGACCATCGACATGGTGCGCGGCTTGCGCAATGAAGGTTTCTGCGTCGTCGGCGCCAAACAGGCTGTCGCGCGCGTTGACGATAAGCGCAACTACACCAAGCACATGTTGCGTATACGCCACATTGACGACATGCGGCATCACAAGGTCGGTGACACGGTTGCCGAAATGTACCTGAAAAACGCCAATGACGGCACTTGCGCTTATGAACTGATGGCGGGCTTGTTTCGCATCCAATGCCTCAACAGCTTGGTTGCGCAGACCGATACGATCGACAGCATCAAAGTTTACCATAAGGGGCGAGCGCTTGAACAAGTCATTGAAGGCACCTACCGCGTCATCGGCGAATCGCAGAAACTACTGGACAATCGCGAGCGATGGGGCGACCTCCAGCTTAACCACGGTCAACGCAATGCCTTCGCCGAAGCCGCTCACGTATTACGATTTGATTTGCAGAACGAATCGGACGCGGCACGCGAAACGCACGCAATCAAGCCAACGGCATTGTTAAGCCCGCGCCGCTTTGACGATCAAGGTACCGATCTATGGACGACCTTGAACGTGGTACAGGAAAATTGCATGCGCGGCGGGCTGACCGGCATCGGTCGTGACGCCAATAATCGGCGCCGTCGCACCACGACACGGGAGGTGAAAGGCATCGATCAGGACGTCAAGCTGAATAAGGCATTGTGGGTTCTGACCGAGCGCATGGCGCAGCTAGTCGCGTAAGCAATCGCAGTCTGAACGGCACCGCGCGTGCCGTTCAAGCGGCGATTGTGCCGGATAGCAAGGGATTAACGATCATGCGTGCGCTCACAAAGCTCGATATTGCTGCAATCCGCAAAGCAGATACACTTGTCATTCACCTGAACAAAGCGAACCCACAAGGGACCGTTAGATGTGTCAAGCGGGCCGATTATACAATTGATCCTTATGCAAAAGACCAAAGCTATTCACTCGACTGCGATGTAGTGTTACGTCATGTCTACGGCGCGACTACCAGTGTTACCGACACCGATATCGCTTGCTTTGGCCATGTCAGCATTTATTCCGGACAACGTTGCCCTGTCTATTGCATGTTGGAAACGTTGAAGGAGGGCGACGAATTGACATTTAGCTTTTACGCCGATGCACATTCAAACGGTTATATCGCCAAAGCAGGATTGCACGCCGATGTGCTCAATTTGCTTGTGCGTCGGCCGTTGAAAGACGGCAAGTCGCGCTATTACACATGGGAATTAAACGTTAGCATTTGCCCGGAAAACAGCGCTCGCATGTGTCGCAACGTTCCAGTGTCACGCTGGTATCTCGAAGCAGCAAGCGAAGCGGCGTGAATCGCAGTCTGAACGGCACGCACCGTACCGTTCAAGCGGCGATTGTGCCGAAATGCAAAGGAAACGACTTATGAACAACAGCGCGGAAACACTTGTCATTCTTATTGTCGGCTTGATCGTCGGCGCTTTGCTTTATGCCGGCTCGCAACCAACCGAGGCTTGCAAGCACGACTACACGATGTGTGATCGTGATTGAGTAAGGGGATAGCTATGGACGTGAATGCAGCATTGGAACAAGCGCGCGCCGCGTACAAGCATTGGCTTGGAGGCGAACGTGGCGATAAGGATATGGAGGTTTTTGGCGACTTGGCGGGGGCTTTCCACATTCTTGACGTATGGCTGTCAAATCGTGGCTACCTGCCGGCCGATTGGGCGGAAGGTCGTGTCATTCGCACCGCACCGCCGCTTGCAAATGAACGCGAACGTGGTCGCGCGGAGCTAGCACAAGCGCGCGATATCATGCAGCGGATCGAGGGTGAACCATGAAATACTACGTCCAGCGCACATGTGCGGTGATGATTATCGAGGTTAACGAGATCGAAGCCGACGACATCGAGTCCGCAATCGAGGGTGCTGACAACGGCGAAGGCAGGTATTTAGGCCTATCCGTCGGCGATTACGTTGATAGCATCGATGAAAGCTGTCAAGCGCGTCCCGCCGAGCCGTGCAACATACCAAGGCCTTTTTATCCGGCCGCTTCGATCGAACACTGACCGCAGTCTATGGCCATGCCGTGGTGTGGCCATACGCGGCGATCATGCCGAGCAAGGGAAACAAATATCATGTCTACGCGCGGAATGTTTACGATCAAAGGCAAGAACGGTAAAGACAGTTTCAATATTTACAAGCATCACGATATGTACCCGGAAGGGGCGGCGGCCGTTATTCGCATGGCGTTCGATGTGTTTGCGTGGCCATTGCCACGCTATGAATCGGATGAACTGGCGGCCGCTATTGTCGCCGCCGCCAAGTGTTCCGGCATCATGCGCGTTATGCGGGCTCCCGACGAAAAGGCGCCGCACTACTACCTCGATGAAAGCTATATGCCGGGCGGTGAACTTGCGCGGTACCGCGGCGGCGGCACGCGGTTATTGCCGCAAGGCAAGCCGTTGAAGGTTGCATCTGCGCATTGCAGCGATATCAGATACCGCTATGAGATTTTTCAAAGCGATGACGGCGGGGTGCGTGTATGCGGATATAGCGTTGATGCCTTTGGCGATGAGCCAAGCGAGCAATTGTTGTTCGGTTGCGTCTTGGATAATCTGGCGACTGCCGTGGCAAAGGTGGAGGCGGCGTAATCACAGTTATTGTCCTGCTTGAACGGCAGGGCAGTAGCGGCGATCATGCCGATACAGCAAGGGAACTACCAATGTCTACACGAGCACTCTACACCTTCACGGATAACGATGCCTCCTTCAACGTTTACAAACATTCCGACGGATACCCAACCGGCGCGGCCGCTGTGTTGCGGACGGCATTTGCGTTGTTTGCGTGGCCACGGCCGCGCTTTGAAGCCGATGAAGCGGCAGCGGCCTTTGTTGCCGCTGGCAAGGTGGCATCGCTGTTGCGCGTTGCCACCGATGAAGCATGGGAGATTACCAATGTAACACTCGATACGGACTACATTCCGGGCGGTCAATATGCACGCTATCGCGGTGGCGGTGTGCGCCTCATGCCGCAAGGCGAGCCCAAGCGCGTTGCGGCGGAGCATTGCAGCGATATCGAGTACAGATACGAGGTTTTCCAAGGCAATGACGAAGCTTTGCGCGTACGCGCCTACACGGTCGATTATTGGCCTGATCCTACTAAGGGCAGTAAGGAGGAATTGATCATCGACTGCCGTTTGGACGAATTTACAGCCAAAGCCGTGCAATACGAAAAAGAGGACGCGTAATCACAGTTATTGCCCTGCTTGAATGGCAGGGCAGTAGCGGCGATCATGCCGATGCAAGGGACAAACAATGCGTGAACAGCAAGAGGCGTTCGATGCTTTAATGCAGGATGATGCCGAATTAGCAGCAGAGGAATACGTTGCTTACCAGCGTGCGTTCGAAGAACGTAAAAACCGTAACAATATCATCATCGCAGTCGGCATAACCGTGCTCATATGTTGGGTATTATTCACGCCGCGTAGCAGTGTTGGCTATGACATTGACGATGATGCACTGACGGCGTGTCAGGTGGAGGAGGTGCAATGAATTACGTCATTCACGGTGTCAGTGAACACTATTTCGTCAACAACGCCGGAGAAATCCGGCGCACGCGCAAAGGCTATGAAACGCAGTACAGTGGACAATGGCATGTCGTCGCGCTGGTGCAACTGACCAATTTCGGCAACGTGACTTGCCGTATCCCGTTCAAAGATTGGGCAACGTGCGACTGGTCGAAAATCCAATGGACGTTCAAGAACGGCAAGCCACGCTGGACGCTGGAAGATGACGACCACGGCAGACGGCGGCGGTGGAGTGAGGGGGTGCGATTCGTAACGGGAGAAAAGCCATGATGTATCGCGTCACCTGGACGATCGATATCGAAGCCGGCAGCCCGCAAGAGGCGGCGCGCAAGGCGTTGAAAATTCATCGTGATCCTAAGAGCACCGCCACGGTTTTTGAGGTTGAGTGGCGGCACCGTGACGACGTTTCCGGTGGCATGACGATTGATCTAGGAGAATACCTGAGATGAAAAAATACGCGTCTGATCTCAAACCGGGCGACATGTTCATGCACGACACGCAACGGGTTCGCGTGCTGGAGGTGGCGAATCACAGTTACGGTACGGTCGCGATCTACACCGATGCGCGGAGCAAACCGTTCGTGCTGCGCACCGATCAAGAGGTGGATGTCGGATGAAGCTACAGCGATGGCGTCCTAGCGAAAAAGAGAAAGAATTAAACAAGAAGATGCGACGACGCCGCGCCTATCTGCGGCGGCAAGCGCGCAAGAAAATGAGCAGACAAGTGTTCGACCAGATCGCAGAGGGACTGAAGGAAGCGATTGCTGTCGCCAAAGGAGAAGCGAAACCTTACAAGCTCACGGTTTGTGACCGCGATCTGCGCGATTCCGACCCCTCGCGAGAGGGGATATTCCGCGATCACAATTGCTGGCGCTGCCGGTCCGGCGAACTGCCGTGCGTGCAAGGCCATCCCCGGCAGTGTGAGTACCCCCATGCGAGAAACGATTAAAGGAATTTATTTATGACCAGCAAACGATGGCCTTACAATATGCCTTACGCTCCAAAGCGACAGACATACAAGAAGAGAAGGCCGTTCACTCCGCTACCACCTATCGTATGGTGTGAAGAAATGAAAGATAATTTTTACTACAAACTCGGTTATGAACATGGCTCCAAAGGAGCTACCGTATGGGATCACCCTGATTTTGACACTTATGAGAAGAGAAAAAACATGGGGCGTGAAAACTGGTTCATATTTCAGATGGGACAAGAAGCCGGTGCTAAAACATATGTCAAGCCACCTCTTACAATGCTTGAGAATATAGCTGTGTATGGTGCCATCGCAGGAGCATTGGCAGTCGGTGCCGGAGCGTATCTTGGAATATGCCCGACCTGCACAATTATCTTTAAAGGCCTTCGATTTTACGACGCCTTCACAAAAAAGAAACGGTAAGTGAAAAATGATTACGCTCGATTTGACAGACAACGGCGCGGACCTCACTCGCGCTCAAGAACGGGGCGCACCGCGCCCCGACCATTAGCTTATATGTAACCGAGGATGGCACCAAACTCACGAAAAATACGTGCGAATGTGTCTGCGTTGTTGCCGAGATAGAAAAAGACTTGGCCTTGTGTTGCGTTGCATGGGTTACCTTGTGTGTTGACGAAGCCGACGCGGCCGCGGGTGAAGCAGAAACGATCCGTAACTGTGGCAAGTTGGTGAAACCACGCCGTATCCGTATAGCTGTGTGTAAGAACGATCGCTTCGGTAACGCGACCGCTTTCGTATTCGGCGATTGTTTTTTCTACGAAATTGGCAAGCAATGGTTTGGCGTAGGGTGGGTTCAACCAGACTTTGCCGCTCCATGTGTGCGCAAGGCCGTCGGTCTCTTTGGTAAAATAGGATTCGGCTTTGACGGTCTTTTGTGCTTGTTTGTGCGATGCCGGGTCGAGGTCGATAACGTGCATCACTTTACGGGCGGCATCGACATATTTGCGTGGCGTAAACCATTCATTGATTCCAGTGCCTAAAGCGCGATGATTAGTGGCGGCAGTGGTATCACTTGTATTTTGGTTAGTATCACCGCGACTGGTACCGCTTGAGCTGGAGTCGGTGCTAGCAGTGGTATCGTTTGTATCAACGTCTGCGGTGCCATAATCTTCAACACCATAACCGGCAGCGCAGAGAATTTTATCGCGGTAGGCATCTCGATCTTTCAGGTTGCCGCGCCAGCGGGAGACCTGCTGCTGCTTGATGCCGGTCTGCTGCTCGGCGATGGCGCACGATGTAGATGAACGCAGGTCGGCGTGCGTCTTAAACCGGTTGCCTCCGGCTGCTTGTCGCACCGTGACGGTCTCGCTCCACCAATCGACGAAGGCTTGCTGGTCGTCGAGTTTAGCTTCGACAGCCTCAAGTAGCAGATCGAGATCGTTCACCTTCGCGGCGTAGTCGATCAAGGCTTCGAGTTTGGCTTGTTGCCTGCCGAATGTTTGCGGGCTGAACGGTTGAATGTTGGTGGTCTTGACGTTGAGGTTGTTCATTTTTGCTGTCTCTATTAGCCGGACCGTCATTTTTTCTCCCCAGACCGTGGAATTTCGCTTGACACAGGTCTCATATTACCCAACTTTTGCGGTCCGGGCAAATATAGCACCGGTCACACGTAAACAGGAGGAGATTTTGCGATGAAAGACTACAATGTGCAGCACATCGCACTCGGTCAGATCGATAAGAACCCGCTTAATCCGCAGGGGCGCGGGGAGATCGGCGACATCAAGGATCTCTTGAAGTCGATCAACGATAGCGGACTATACTACCCTATTCTGGTCAACCAGAAAGCCGATGGGCGCTTCGAGATCATCGAAGGGCACCGCCGCTATGCGGTTTTCCACTTCAAGGCGGAGCATCATCCCGACTACGCGCAGATTCCGGCGCTGGTGATCAAAGTCGGGGATGAATACCTGACCAAGATTTTTCGCGAGATCAACGATACCGCGAAAAAACTCACAGGACGGCAATGGTTCGAGGTCTTCGCTCTCGGTGGTAAAGAGGCTGATATGCCGTCACGGCTTGCTCCATCGATCAAGGCGTTGGGGGAGCTGTTTGATAGGAACGAGTTGTTGGCCTTGGCGAGGCGGTCGGGGCCGTCGGTGCATGGCTTAGCGCGGCGTGTCGCGCAATTTTGCGGGTTTAATCCTGACGATAAGCCCACGTTGCGTCGTATCGTGGCATGGCTGATCAATTCGGGTGACAGCGTGAATGTGCGGATCACGATGAAAGAGGGATCGGCCGAGAAAGTAAAGCACGCCATTGCCGAGAAAAAACGGCTTAGCGGTCAACCGTTTCCGGACGGAGAAGTCGTTGCTTACGCGCCGCAGCGAATGCGCGCCGCTGCGTAAATAAATTTTCAGGACAGGGCGCGTTTCGCGCCCTCTCCGCGGAGGAAGACCTAATCCGACTGCTGACGGCGTTGACGCGGCGTTCAAAATGTATTAAGCGAACCTGAACGGTTGCGGTATTGTTCGGTAGGTGAACAAAAAGTCAAGTTCGGCGTTCCGTGATCGGTGTAGCGTAGGAGTAGCGTGTCATGCCGACCACATTCAAACGACGGACGGTCAGTCCGCAGTATTGGCTCGATCGTGCCGAGGAAGCCTACACGCTGTCGGAGATCACCAAGTCGCCGAATCTGCGGGCGCTGCTGCACGGCATCGGTGTCGCGTATGAACGGCAGGCCTTGGTTGCTGAGCAGCAACTGGCAGCAGAAATTGACAACCAGAAAGCTGCATTGACAATTGTAAAGTGACGTTACATATTGTCAACGTGTCGGCAAGGGAGGCACAGATGACAAAGGTGTTTCTGGCCTCGCTTTGCGACGGCGTGTGTGAACGGCAAAAGATCTTCGCCAGCAAGCGGGGCGCTTTTGTCTGGGTCTTGGAAGAGACCTTCACGCGCTGGTCCGCCGGCGAGATGTGCAAAATCATCGACTGCGCGATAGACGCGATTCCTCCCGGTGGGCACGGCAACGATGTCGGCACCGCCAGCTATTATATCGTGGAAATGGAGCTTGAACCTTGACGAAGAGCGCAACGGAAGCGGCGGATGCGGCTATAGCCGGACTGATAAAATCACTTGCACGGGCGACCGTCACCCGCAGCGTGCGTATGACCAATAACCCCGACGACATCAACGAATCGCATACCGTCATCTTTCAGGTCGGGCGGCCGGATGCGTTGGATCCCTACCATGCGAACGGGTCGGGGGAGATGTTTCGCAAGACCATCGACGAACATCCGACCGTTACCATACTGCTGTACATCCCCGGTTATGACGATGATCCGCGTGACTTGTGGGATATACCGGAGGTGGTGATCTACGTGCAACAGTTCGCCATCGCGGCCAAGATCGAAGACGCTGCAACGTTGCTGCCCCGCATCGGTGAACACGGCGTCGGGTTGCTGGCGGCCTGTGGCGTGCCGTCTTCGATACGGATGGTGCATGTCGATGCCCCATGAAGGTTTCACGGCGCCGATCAACGCGAAATGTTTTCTGGTCGGCCGTGTGCATGATCATGGACGGTTTCGCGTTCGCATCGTTTCCTGGGACGCACAGGATGCCTTCCAGGCCATGAAACAAGGGGAGTCCGTTCGGCACGGGCTGCTCTATGCCCGCGTCAGCAATATCGAGGGACAGGTGATCGATGCTCGAAAAGGGGGATCTGGTGGAGTTGGAAGACGGTCTGTGGGGCCGCGTGATCGGGATTGATGCCGTCAACGGCACGGTCCTGGTGGCCAACCGTTATGGTAACAACGAACCGTTCGAGAAATGCATTGTGGACGTCAAATTGGTGGCGCCGTTACGCGCGAGGAAAGCATGAGCAAAGAGTCTCCCTGGAAGGCCGGCACGCAGCATGACGCTACGCAGCAGGCGACGCTGCAAAACTTCATGTGCGAGGTCGTCGATCTGGCGCAGAAATACAAGCTGCAGGGCGGGGATGTGGCCTTCGTATTGTCACAGCTGTTGACCGCTACGATGCTGATGGGGGGCTGCGGCCCGAATGCGTTTGACACAATACTGCGGTTTATGGCGCTGGAATTTCGCAAGATGCATAAACAGCATGAACAAGACAAGAAAGACGGAGATTGACGTGGATACATTGACGGGTTTTGTCGCGGCCGAACGGGCCCGGCGCAAGGCGCGTGCCGCCCAGGATGCGGCCGTGTTTCTGGTGCGTGAAGGCATTGCGACGGTCGGCGAAGCGGCGCGCATTTCGGGTTGTTCCCGGCAGTCCCTGTACCAGTGGACGCGCGATAACGATCCGATGCAGAAACGCGAAGCGCTGTTGCAGGAAGCGTATGAGTACGCCAAGGCGACATTCTTCAAGGATCCGGCCAAGCGCAAGCATAAGCGAAGGGGCCGGCCGCCGATCACGATCGCAGGGGTGCAGAAGGAGCAAGCGGCATGAACTGCCAACAAGATGGCCGGCTCCGCGACCTTGTCGATGGGTTGCGCGATGTCGAAACACTGTTGGAGAATGTCGCCGAAGACCGGCCTGAATACGTTACGTCTCTCGAAATAACCGACGCCGGAAAAGCTGTCGAGAAAACAATCGCCTATCTGCGCGACCTTAGATACAGCGGAGATGTGTTCAAATGAACGAGGCAAGGGTGCGCAAGCTGGCCGACGCGATGTTCGACCCCGTTCTGGCCGCGGCAAAACGCGGTGCGCGTGAGCCGCTGGAGGCTTTCGACATGCTTGGAGCACTTGCGATCTTGAACGGCCGGGTCGTCGCGCTGCTGCGAGAAAATCTCTGTGAAAAATGTGCCACCGATGCGCTCGCGGCCTATGACGACATGCGGGCGTCTGCTATTGTCCAAGCCATTCACGCGATCAAGTGCAAGCCACCGTGTGAATGAGGAGGGCTTAAATAATGGACGTCGGTCATGCCAAGGAACTTGAATACCTTATTCGCAGCACGATGATGTCCCCGGGCGTCGCCGATTGTCTGCGCGATCTGATCAAGGATATCGAGCGCGCTGCCGTCCGGCAGTGGATCGCCCAAGTTGATAAAGGGCTTGAACAGGCTATGCTGGTCATAGCGAGAAAGCAGCAGCGATGAGCAACGAGCGCGTCGAGATTGAAGCCCACATCGTTGTCGAAACCGATGGGGCGTATCTGCTGGACGACGGCAGCATGGAAGAGTGGGTGCCGAAGAGCTGTTGTCAGGACAACGGCGACGGCACGGTATCGATCGATGAATGGATGGCAAAGCAGAAAGGATTTATTTAAGTGGCACAGGGACCGGGAAAATACGATGATCTTGCGACCATCATACAGGCACGAACGGGGGCGCAAGGAATCATGCTTGCGGTCGTCGGTGGCGACAAAGGTGACGGCTTTAGCGTCATCGCGACACTGGACACTGCCCAAGCCATACCCCATGCGTTGCGAAAGGTGGCTGACGAGATCGAACGCGATTTGGCAGAGGATTCGTGCGATGCTTCCTCATGACGAATTACATTATGTCGTCAAAGACCGCGTTAAGGAGCGGCTCGAATATTTCGCCTACGGCATGATCATCGGCGGCACCGTCGGCACGCTCTTGGGGATGTTCCTGGTGCTGTACGCGGCGCGGCCATGAAGCATGTCCCCGGCCTATAGGGAATTCGTCAAGCTCTACGGGGACTACACCGATGAAATCCTCTATACGGCCTGGTGCATCAAGCAGAAGCGCGAACGGATTGCCCGATTGCGCAGACAGCTCGCCAAAGAAGAGCGCGATCTGATACGATTGGAATCGGTGCAAACGACGACTCGGGCGGCAGCGCGCCGTTGAAGGGGTATGAAGGGGGTGACCAAGTGGCGCTAATAAAGCATTTCCTGGTCGTAGACTTTGAGAGCTATTACGATCAGGATTTTAGCCTTCGCAAGATTTCCCCGCCCGAATACATCCTCGGCGACAAGTTCAAAACCCACATTATGGGGGTGTGGGATCCCAACACATGGCTCGCACCGCGGACATTTCTGCATGAAGAAATTCCCGGACTGCTCGCCGATTATCCGGCGGCCGACACCGCCATGGTCAGCCACAACGCGCTGTTTGACATGTCCATTTTGTCGTGGCGTTACGGCTATGTCCCGCGCCGCATGCTCTGTACCATGTCCATGGCGCGCGCGCTCTATACGCTCAAATCCTACAGTCTCGGCAACTTGGCCAGCGCCTTATTCGGACATAATCCGAAGGGCGACATCATCCATAAAGTGAAAGGCATGGGCATTGCCGATATCAAGCAAGCCGGCCTTTGGCCTGTCTATAATACCTACTGTATGAACGATGTGCGGATCTGCTGGCACATCTTCCAGCGGCTTTACGCCATGTTCCCCGTCGAGGAGCAGATCGTGCTCGATCTGGTGCTGCGCTGTGCCGTCGAGCCGGTCCTGGAGGCCGACATCCCGCTGCTGACCGAGCATCTGGTCGATGTTCGCCGGAAGAAGGCGGCGCTGTTGAGCGAGGCCGGCAGGGAGAAGACCGCGCTGATGTCTACGGCGCAGTTTCGCACCGCGCTGGAGCGGCTTGGCGTCGAGATCGCGTATAAGGCGTCGCCGCGAGATCCCAACAAGTTCATTCCGGCGTTTTCCAAGACCGACGCATTCATGTCCGAGCTGCTGAGCTACTGCGGATCGGGTGATGACGATGTGAACTGGGCGGTGCAGACGCTTGCGGCGGCACGGCTGAATTTCAAGTCCACGATCGAGGAGACCCGTGCCGAGCGATTCGTGACGGTTGCGAGTCAGTCATGGCCAAGCGGCCGGCCGTTGATGCCGATCCCTTTGCGGTATGGTGGTGCTCACACGCATCGTCTTGCTGGGGATTGGCAGATGAACATGCAGAACCTGACCCGGGACCAGAAAAAGAGCAAGCTGCGCACGTCGCTGCGGGCGCCGCGCGGGTGCAAGATCCTGGCGCCCGACCTGTCGCAGATCGAAGCGCGCATCGTCGCCACACTGGCCGGGCAGGATGATCTGATCGCGGCGTTCGCTGCCGGCGTCGACGTCTATGCCGAGTTCGCCAGCGTCATTTTCGGGCATCCCGTCAACAAGAAGGATCATCCGGTCGAGCGGTTCGTCGGCAAGACCGGCATCCTGGGGCTTGGCTATGGCTGCGGCCATGAGCGGTTTTTCGCTATGGTGACGGCGCAGGCGCGGCAGAACAATATCAGCCTGGCCGGTCTGTTCGATAAGGAAACGGCCGAACGCACCGTGCAGACCTATCGCAGCCGCTACGCCATGATCCCGCGGGCTTGGTACGTGCTCGACGGTTTTTGGCAAAAGTACATCAATGGGCCCGGTGCGGAAAAACTTTGGCCGGATCCCGAATACGGTCCGCTATTGTTCAAACCCAAGACAATCGTGCTGCCCAACGACTTGACGCTGCGCTACACCGGCGATGAAAAGCTCTGGGGCGGCGTGATCCTCGAAAATGCCACGCAGGCACTCGCCCGCGTGCTGATCATGCAGGTGGCTGTGCGATTGTCCAAGCGCGGCTACCGATTCGTGATGCAGGCGCATGATGAGTTGATGTACGTTGTGGACGCAACACTGGTTGACGAATCCAAAGCGGTGATTATGGAAGAGATGACACGCCGGCCGGCATGGCTGCCGGAGCTGCCGGTCGCTGCCGAGATTGGGGTTGGTGACACCTACGCAGAAAGCAAATAGCCATGGACATCTGGACGATTTACGACCACCCGCGCGATCAACCCGATAAGTTCGTGATGCGGAAATGGCAGGTGACGGAAGAAATCGTCGCCGGGCCCAAGGTCGTCGCCGATTCGCTCGATGAACTGCGCGACCTGGCCCTCACCAACGGCATGGTCTGCGTCACCCGCCACACTACGGACGACCCCAAGATCGTCGAAAGCTGGATATGATGGCCAACACCAGCGCATCGTCCTACCATCAAACGAATCAATCGGAGATATCATCGTGTCCTACGCCGACGTCCTCAGCGCCGAAGAAATTCATAGAGCGATGCTTGACGGCAAAAACTTGTACCGTGCCGGCGAATCGGCAGCCGAATGCCTAACGGTGTCGCATAAGACGCCGGCCAACAACATCTATTACCGGCTCGAAGTCATCGATCTGATGCGACTGGTCGGTTTCCTGACAGCCTGTGCCGACGGCATGCCCCGGACAAAAAAGAGCAGCGACGATGTCATCACAGACGACCGATAAAGGCTTCGCCTTCAGCTACAGCCGCATCAAGGAATACGAAAATTGTCCAAGACGGTACTATGAGACACAGGTCGCCAAGACCACCAAGGACACATCCGATCTGCTGGAAGAAGGCGACAAAGTCCACAAGGCCATGGCCAAGGCCTTGATGGACGGCACCCCCCTGCCGCTCAAATATCGCCAGTGGCAGAAATGGATCGACCGGGTGGCACAGACTCCGGGCGAAATGCTGATCGAAGACGAAGCCCGCTGGGCTTGCACCCGTGATTTCAAGCCGGTGCCGTTCTTCGCCCCTACGGTGTGGGGGCGGTGTATTGTCGATGTCTACAAGCACGCGCCGCCGGTCGGCTATATCGTCGACTGGAAGGCGGGTAAGAGCGCGAATGTCGATCCGGTGCAGATGACGCTGATGGCGTTGATGGCATTCATCCACTTTCCGGAGATTGAAATTGTCAAGGGATTTTTTATATGGTTAGGTGAAGATGATAGTACATCGTACGTCATCGATCGCGAAGATGCCGTCCAACACTGGACGGCGTTAATACCAAGGGTGAAGAGACTTGAAAAAGCAACCAAAGACGGCTTCTTCCCGCCGACCCCGAACCGATTCTGTGAACGGTGGTGCCCCTGCACCAATTGTGAGCACAACGGTTCATATGAAGGCTAGGCGGCGGGGCCGGCCACCGAAAGTTCAAGCTGCCCCTGCCGTCGAAAAGAAGGTCCGTAAGGCTCGCGGTCCCGTCAAGCCGACGACGGTGGTCAAGCCGCGGACGCAGGCAGCGGGCAAGCAGCGCTGTCCGACCTGTGGTGCGTCGTGGCAACCGCCGCTCGATAACGGCGTGCAGCTGACCCCGATCAAGTCGAAGATTTACGACAAGGTCAAACGCGCTGGGAAGAGCGGAATCGCCATGAGCGATCTTATCGGCAGCGTCTACGGTGACGAGCATGTGACCACGCAGGCGATGCGCAGTCATATCTGGCAGATCAACGAGCGGCTGGAAGAGGTCGGCACGGCGATCAGGGCGCGGCATGGCGCCTATGTGCTCGAACAGCGTGCCGGATGATTTTTCATCTCGTCTTACATCGGCACGTTGCCGATTTTCTGGCATGCGGTTGGGTGGTGCGCGCCGATCTCGGCGACTACCACGGCCAGTTTGCGGTTATGATGCAGTGGCTTTGCGATTGCCCCATTCGGAAGCCACTGTTATAAAATAACCGCCGGGCGAGGCTAATTGACCCTGACGAAGACAGCGTGCCGGAACCGTAAGAACCATCCGACATTGGGCAGCGTGCCGGAGAAATTCAACTGACCCTAACGACGGTAGCGTGCCGGAACGATATAAGTGACCCTGACGAAGGCAGCGTGCCTGGTGCAACAACAGCCACGGACACGTCTTAGCGTGCCGAAGCGCGCCAGTGACCCGTTTCCATATAGCGCGCCCCATGGAACGACAGACCCGAATCCCAATAGCGCGCCGATTCCACATAAAAAAGCGCTTGAACTTTTCGGCAACCCGTGTCAACAAACACGGGTCGCCGTGATAGGCGAATGATCCGGGTTGATTAAGCGTGTCGGGGCGATCTAGCAGTAGCCGTCTAAGAGAAGCGTGCCTTTCCCCACAAGTCATCCAAAACTGAAAGCGTGCCAATGCGGCACAGAGACCCGCAAGGAAAAAGCGTGCCGGTCAGGGTAAAAGCCTCGATCCCAAGAAGCGTGCCGTACTCATGAAATAACCCCGGCAGACATAGCGCGCCGGCGATGCCCTAGAGACCCGACACCCGCAAGCGTGCCGATCTCGCGCCAGTGACCCGGATCCCGATTAGCGTGAAGAAGCGAAGGAAACAGCATGGGTAAAGAGCAAGGGGAACCCCAATAATGGCGAAAGACAAGAAAAAGTCCAAAAAGCGCGAGCGGCTGGAACAAACACTCGACCTTCAGCCGCCGGTGTCGGATATGTCATCCGAGGAACTTAAGGCAGCAGAAATCCACGCCTTGCGCCTCCTCACCCGGGGCGCCTACGCGCTGCAGAAGCTCCGCATCCAGATGGGGCTTCGTCTCTGTGCTAACTTTCGCAATAAACTGAAAGTGTCCATTGATGACGTCATCAATGATGAAGAGGATGACGCCGATGAGCTGAGCGAGAAGGCGCAGAGCATTATCGACATGCTCAAGCTGGAATACGGCAGGTTGACCGACGGCATCGCCAAGAATCGCACCCTGCCGCGGCGTGAGGGCTTTGTCGGCACCGGCGTGATCTCGACGTTCACCGAACTCGCGCTGATCGATGATTACCTGTATTTGGAATCGCGTGAGAAAAAACAATTCCGCCATATCGGCGATGCCCTGCAGGATTTCGCCATCTATCGCGATTGGCTGCGCCATCAGATCGGCATCGGGCCGGCCATGGCGGCCGTGCTGATCACCAAGTTCGACGTCCATAAAGCGGTTCGTCCAAGCCAATTCTGGGCCATCGCAGGACTCGATGTTGGTCCGGACGGCAAGGCGCGGTGCCGGCGCAAGGAACATCTCATCGAGCGCGAATACGTTGCCAAGGACGGCAAGACCAAAAAGAAACTCTCGACAACCTTTGATACATGGCTACAATCACGGTTGCTGGGCGCTTTGGGGACGTCGCTGATGCGAACGGGTTCACCGTATAAACGCTTCTACGACGGCTATAAAAAACGTAAACAGGACGACCCGAATATCCGGCACGGGACACTGAAAGATAAAAAAGCGGATATCGACGCCGGCTTGGACGGCGATGACATCTGGCACCCGTTGCGGATCCACCGTGCTGCCAGCCGGTACATGGTGAAAACATTCGTCGCCGACTTTTGGCGGCGGTGGCGCGAGATCGAGGGGCTGCCCGTTGTTCCGACATACCACGAAGCCAAGCAGGGCGGGCACAGCGGGAGGGCAGCATGAAAACCACACGGCTTCCTAAATTCGCTTGTCTAGCCTGTGGATCGGTTCATGATGCGGCGACGCATCCGACCGGCAACCACAAGCCGAAGAAAGGCGACATCTTCGTCTGCGTTCGCTGTGGAGCCCCGGCAATTTTTGAGAATCCGAATACGATCAGGCAGATGACAGAAAAGGAGAAAGCTGAAGAAATGAAAGTAAATCCGGATCTTGTACAAGTGCAAACGGCAGTCCGGATGCTGCGTAATTAGCGTGCCGTCCAAGTGCGAATGACCCGACATGAGAAAGCGCCATGCCAAAACTCGGACCGACCGGTGACTACCCTGAAGGCAAGTTGAACGGTGATGACGAAGGCGGGATCGCGATCGGTGTCGCCTATGACCCGGAAAAGGACGTCGTGGTCGTCAATTTCGGCAAGCCGATTAGGTGGGTAGCTATGCCGCCAGCCGACGCAATCGCGTTCGCGCGCATGATTTTATCATCAGCGCATCGTGAACATGACGGGAAGAATCTGCCGGTGTGATAAAGATATCCGACGGATCTTAGCGTGCCGATGTGGTAAAGTGAAGACCGTAAAGGAGGAGCGTGCCGGAGCGACAAAGAGAACCGTTAGCACGTAGCGCGCCGACAGCGACAAAGAGATCCGACGGCTTGCAGCGCGCCGCTTAAACGTAGTTGACACCTAAGGACGATAGCGTGCCGTGCGAGACAAGACATCCGTAGTAAAGTAGCGCGCCGCTCATCAAGAACGATCCGGAGATGAGCAGCGTGTCGTCATCGCGTAGAGACCCGCAGACCTGAAGCGTGCCGAATGTCCAGAAAGCCCCGATGTGGTGGAGTGTGCCGAACAAGCTGTGTTCGCGGACCCGTCAACGAGTAGCGTGCCGTTGGGACGAAGAGACCCGTGGCGATGGAGCGCGCCATAAATACTAGTCACCCGGAAACGAGTAGCGTGCCGAGGACGGCGAAACACCCTTGAAAGACAAGCGCGCCGTGATTGCGCAGTGACCCGGTAGACCGTAGCGTGCCGTACGTAAACAAAGCCCCGGATGAAGGAAAGCGTGCCATGAGCCGATAGTGACCCGAAGATGGTGAGCGTGCCGGTATTTGACAGCGACCCTCGGATCTCTAGCGTGCCGCGACCCTTAAAGTGATCCGATCGCGCCAAGCGTGCCCGGTGGTTAAGATACCCGACAACCCGTAGCGTGCCGGATATTAGCAAGAGACCCGTCGTAGCGTAGCGTGTTAATGTCGTTCCATGCTGGAACGCCAAATCAAGAAAGCCGTTAAACTGCGGCTGAAACAACTCGGGTCCGAATGCTGGTCGTTCTGGCCCGTGAGCAACGGAATGGGCGCACCATGTCTTGACTGCCATGGTGTGCTTCGCGGCCGGGCTTTCGCCATCGAAACGAAAGCACCGGGCAAAAAACCGACGCCCCGGCAGCGCCTGACCATCCATGAGCTGGTCGCTGCCGGGACACTTGTTTACGTGATTGACAATCCTGAGGATGCCAATGCCCTCTTTACCAATAATCCACCGCCCGTCGCAGACGGTGTTGATCCCATACGACCAGATTCAAGGCCTGTTCCCCGACACCCCGACAATCGACTACGAAGGCGTCCGATGGGCCGTTTTGCCTCATGATCCGTACACGCAGGTCAAGCTGCGTGCCGTCGATGTCGACATCCCGGCGCCGATCCTGCACCACTATGACTGGAAAAGCGCCGATCGGCTGGTGCCGTTCAAGGTCCAGCGCCTCACCGCAGCGCTCGCGACGTCTTGGCAACGCGCTTACATCTTGAACGACCTCGGCACCGGTAAGACCCGTGCTGCGCTTTGGGCGTGGCGTTATCTACACATGGTCGGAATGTCGAAAAAACTTCTGGTGGTCGCACCGCTGTCCACGATCCGTTTCACCTGGGCCGCCGAGGCCGCGATGTCGATGCCGGACATCAAGGTTGCCGTTCTGCACGGCACGCGCAAGCAGCGCGAAGCGCTGTTGGCATCGGATGCCGATATTTACGTCATCAACCACCACGGGCTGCGCATCCTGGAAGACGACATCGCCAAGCGCGACGATATCGACTGCATGGTGATCGATGAACTGGCGGTTTATCGCAACAACAGCCAACGTTCCAAGGCGATGCGTAAATTCGCGCAGCATTTCACCTGGGTGTGGGGCATGACCGGACGCCCCATGCCGCAGTCACCGGTCGATGTGTGGGGGCAATGTAAAATCATCACGCCGCAGAACGTGCCGAAATACTACACGCATGCCAAGACGGCGTTGATGCAGCAGGTGGGCCCCTACGCGTGGGTGCAGCGTGAGGGCGCCAAGGAACTGGCGTTTTCCTGGATGCAGCCGGCGGTCAGGTTTTCACTGGATGACGTCACCGAGCTGCCGGAGGCGATTTACCGATTCGAAAACATCGCCATGACGGATGAACAGCAGTTCGCCTACCGGCACATGGCCAATGAATTTGCCGTCATGGTTAACAGTGAACGGATCGTCGCCGCCAATGCCGGTGTAGCACTTGGCAAGCTGCTGCAGATTGCGGCCGGGTACGTCTACAGCACGAACCCCGATTATCTGACACTCGATTCGGCACCGCGGCAGCAGCGGCTGCTGGAACTGATCGATGAAGCCTCCGACGCCAAGATCATTGTTTTCGCGAATTGGCGACATTTGATTGACAATCTGTCGGAATTGCTTAAGAAGGAAGACATCGAGCACGCCGTGATTCACGGCGATGTCAAAGACAGAGAGCGTAGTCACATCTTCAGTGACTTTCAAAACACAAGCAAGTACCGTGTGCTACTCGCGCATCCGCAGACAATGGCTCATGGTGTTACATTAACCGCCGCAGCAACAATGATCTGGTACGGCCCTGTGCCGAGCTTAGACATCTACGAACAAGCCTGTGCAAGAATAAGACGTCCAAGCCAAAAGAAAAAACAACTGTACATTCACTTTCAAGCTACCGGTGCCGAACGCCGTATCTACACGCTGCTCCGGCAGCGCGCAAAAATGCAGAATGCGTTCTTAGACATGTTACGCGACGCGACAAAAGAAGGAGCAAGGGACAATGACAGTCTGGGACATGAACAATCTGGTTGCTGAATATATCCGTCAACGCGACAACATCGCCACTATCGAAGATCGTCACAAGGAGGAGCTGCGTCCGTTCAAAGAGGTGCAGGAAATTCTCACCGTCAAGCTGCTGGAAATACTCGATCACACCGGTCAGGAAAGCGCCCGTACCAAATCCGGGACCGTCACGAAAGGAGTCCACACCACCGCATCATGCGCCGAAGATCCCGACGGATTCATTCAGTTTGTGCGCAAGAATGACTTGTGGGAACTCGTCAATCGCGCCGCGAACAAGGATGCCTGCATGCAGTATCTCGACCAGCATGGTGTGCTGCCGCCGGGCGTCAAGCTGAACCACCGCCGCACTGTCAGCGTCAAGGTACCGACCAAGACCAAATCCAAATCTAAAACCAACTCCGACCAACTGCTGAAACTGGTGTCCAACAATGGCTAACAATGTCGTTCCGTTCCAAATGGCGCCGGCTTTCGCCGAAGCGCTCAATCCCGCAGAGCAATTCGGCGAAGGCATCAATGCTGCCGGATTTAACCGCATCTCGATCAAGGGCAAGCGATTCACGCTGTTCCACGAAGGCGCGCCGTATCAGTTCACGACGTTCGATACGGACGGCAACAAGATCATCAAGCAGCACATCGATTGCGTTGTCCTGGCCGAAAATCCGAAGACGGCACGCACCTATTACGCAGACGCCTATGTCGAAGGGTCGAATGCTTCGCCGACCTGCGCCTCGTCCGACGGCATTCGCCCGGATTCCGGCACTGAAATACAAGCGAAGAGCTGTCATAACTGCCTTCAGAACCAGTGGCCGGGCGGCCGCCGGGCGAAACCGTGTAAGGAAAATCGGCGGGTGGCCCTCCTGCTGACCGACGGCATGTTCAAGGGCAAGCACGGGCCCAACACGCAGCCACCGTTTACAGGCGTTACGGTGTTTCCGGTGTTCTTCCGGATCGCGCCGGATTCGCTGAAAGCCTACAAGCAGTATTGCGACCACCTGCATTCGATCGGCGCGCATCCGTCGTCGGTCGTCACCCGCATCAGCTTCGAAGAGAAAGAACAGAATCGGCTCAAATTCGAGATGATCCGGCCGCTGACCAACGCCGACGCTCCGGTGGTGCTGCCGCTGCGGACGTCAACCGAGACCAAGGCGCTGATCGGCACCGGACCGGCGTTGTTGGAATCGTCCGGATCGCCGCCGCCGATTCAAAGGCCGAAACCGGTCGTCGAGGAAGACAACACGGGCTTTGGCGGGCAGCAGGAAACGATCGGCGGCGGCCGACCGCTCAACCCGTATGCGCAAGAGCGCGGCCGTCTGGCGGCCGGCGACGACGCCCCGGTGCCGCAGCGCCAGCAGCGGGCGCCTGTCATCGAGGATGATGACGAAGCAACCGCGGCCTTCGGTGAGCAGACCGTCACGGCCGACGCGTCGGAGGCGTCGGAAGAGACGGTTGTCGCCGAACCGCCGAAGCGGCGCGGGCGTAAACCGGCGGCCAAGGCAGCCAGCGACGACGATGAATCGGGAGGTGCCGTCGTCAAAAACGCCGGCGACGACCTCGGGCTCGACGGGCTGGTGGGGAACCTGCAAAATAGGATGAAGAATTACCAGTCTACCTAAGAGGTCAGCCGGATGGGGGAGATCGAGCGCTTCCTTTCGGCGGTGCTCGCTTGGGGATCCGGTGGCTACGTCTGGCTGCAGGCGCTCTATGCGAAGAACCCGCGCTGCACGAAGCAGGGTTCCTACCGCCGCCACGGATACACGACTGCCGCGGAGCTGCTGCGTTCCGCGGCCGCCATTAACGTTGAGTACGTCGACGTCTATTTCTGCCTGTCGATGCAGCGCAGCGACCACGTCCGTTCAAAGGACGGCGCCCACGCCTTCCGGGCGCTGTTCTGCGACATCGATGTCCGGCCGGGCGACCCCAACCACTACGAAACGTTCGAAGAGGCCAAGGAAGCGCTGCTGCGCTTCTGCCACCTGATCGGCATCCCCGAGCCGTCCTGGATCGTCCACAGCGGCCACGGCCTGCATGCCTATTGGTGCTCGCACCGGGATCTATCCGTCGCCGAGTGGCGTCCCATCGCCGAGGCCTTCAAGACCGCCGCCATGGCGGCCAGCCCGAAGCTCTTGATCGATATGAGCGTCACCGCGGACGCCAGCCGGATCTTGCGTTTGCCCGGGACGCTCAATTGGAAACGTGAAGATTACCATACCCACGATCCTGACAGCCCGCAGCCGGTGCAGCTCCTGCCGTCCAGCGAGGCGGTCTATGAATTCGACGTCGTTTTCGCTGACATGGTGCGGGATTTCCCCTACGACCCGACGGCCAGACGCCCGGCAGGGCCCCAGGTCGGCATGGCCTCGGAATTCGCCGCGCAGCTCATGCCAGGCGATCGTTTTGGCGCAGGCATCGACGTCAACACGATCGGGCTGGTGCCGTTCGAAGGGGTGAAAAAAGTCTGCGGCTGGCTGCGACACGTTTACGACACGCATGGTGAGCACGAAGACCAGCCACGCTGGAACCAGGCGGTCTTATGCGCGACGTTCATGCAGGACGGGCAGACGCTCGCGCATGAATTCAGCAACGCCTATCCACGCTATACCGCCGAAGATACGAACGAACTATGGCATCGCAAGAACAACGAGCGCACCCGCAGCGGCGAGCGAATCGGCTGGCCGTCCTGTCTCGCGATTAAGGACCTCGGCGCCGAGGCCTGTCAGACCTGCCCGTTGTCCGGCAAGGGCAAGTCACCGCTGTGGCACGGTTACGTGGCTTATCGCGAAACGATCACCGCAGAACAAATCGACGCGGAAGTCAAAGAGCTTGGCGGTGAAAAACCAGCCTATTTACGACTTCCACCTGGATTTTATATCGATGAACAGTCCCGCATCAGCGCGTATATGGCGCCGGTCATGTCTGGTACCAAGCTCAAATCTGGTGGCCGGCTGCTATGGTTGTTTGCCAATGCGGTGCCGACGGCACCGCGGATCGAAGGAATCGGCGAGCATTACGGCATCCGCTTTACGATCGAGACAACGCGCGGACGCACCCAGGAGGTGTTTCTTTCCGCGCACGACACGCACTCACAGCGGGAGATACGTAAAGCTTATGCGGTCAGCGGTGCGCTCTTGAACCCCGACTCGGAAGCGAAGGACATGTTGGATAAATTTTCGACGTCATGGCTCGATAGTCTGCGTAAAGAGGACGTTTCCGAAGAGCGCGATTTAGGCGAATTGGGATGGCGGTACAGGAACGGCGCCATCGTCGGCTTTATCTATGGCGGGGTCTTCTATCGATCGGATGGCTCTACGGCGCCGTCGATGCCCAGCGTGGCCGAAAGTGAATTCTATAGATGGTATAGGCCAGCAGGAAATACAACCGTCTGGGCGCAGGCCTCGAAATTGATCACTGACCGCAAGCGGCCCCAGCTCGACTTGATCATCGCCTCCGCCTTTGCCGCCCCCCTGACGGTGTTCGCCGGGTCGTTATACGGCCCGGTGCTGGTGGTCTGGGGCGACTCCGGCACCGCCAAGACCACGGCACAGCAGGTTGCCTCGAGCGTGTGGGGGCAACCCAAGCAGACCCGCGAGTCGTTGATCTCGACACCGAAATCGATTCTCGGGCGCCTCGGCCGTACGCGCAACCTGCCGTCGTTCTGGGATGACGTCCAGGATGAGCGCCACCTGGAGGGGCTATTCAATACGATGTTCGTGGCGACGGAAGGGGCCGAAGGCAGTCGCTTGAACGTCGATACCTCGGTCAAGGAACGTAAGCAGTGGCAGACGATGATGGTCGTCGGTGCCAATATGTCCTTTGTTGAATTTCTGACACGGAAGCAAAAGTCCACGACGGCCGGCATGCGCCGGGTCTTCGAGGTTCATCTCAAGAAAATGGCCAACGAACCAGGGATGATAAACGCGTTGGAGGCAAGCCGGACATTCGCGAGCCTCGAACATCATTACGGGCACGTTGGCCAGCAATACGCGAAGCTCCTGGCGTGCGAACACGAATACGTCAGCGGGCTGGTCACGGAGGTCATCAATCGTTTCAGCGCTAAAGTGGGAGCGAACAGCGACGAAGCGTTCTGGGTTGGCCTGTGCGGCGTGCTGCTGGTCGGCGCGATGCTCAGCCGCACCTTCGGCGCCGACATCGATATTGCCAGGCTTGAACACTATCTTGTCGGTGCCTTCTTTGAAAATCGCCGTGTCCGGGCGGAAGAAGGGACTGAAGGCGGGACGTACGAGCACACCGAACACGCGCTCACCGGATTCATCAACGAACATTATCTCGAAGGCCATTTTATCGTTGTGCAGAATCGCTGGTTCAACCGGCACACCGTCATTCATTCGTTGCGCGACCCCAACACCGGCAAGACGATCTACATCCAGGTCGTACGCGATGATCGGATGCTGATCGTCTCGAAACGGGCGTTTCGGGCTTGGCTCGATAAACAAGACATCCGATCGCGGCATGTGTTCACCGGGTTGGCGCAGTGGTTCAGCGCCGAAGAAAAGCGCATGACCTTAGGATCCGGCACCGCCTTTGCCCAGACCCAGGAAGCATGTTTCTTCATCCCCGTGCCGGAGGACGGGCCGCTGGTCGAATTCCTCGATGGAACGGCCAGGAAGGCCTAGGACCGCGGCTTGACCGCAGGCAGCTTTTTCGAATCCCCTTCGGTGTCCGACATTTCGCCACCCGGACTCGATTTGCCGTAATCGGTGCGTTGCTGGCTGGTGCGGAACGTGTCCGGCGTTTTGATGAACCGCGAATTGGTCTTGTTGATGCATTCGCCGCCTTCAGCGAAGCGGGCAGGCACCGGCTTGGAGCCTTTGACGTATTGCGTTGCCATTACGGCCTCCATGTTAAGGCTTTGACGGCCCACATTTGGGCTGTTTGCGCGTTGGCGATGGAGGCCATGCGCTTGACCGCCTCATCGGTGCTATTCTCTCGTAAATCATGCATTTGATCGATGAGCGCCGCATAGCCTGCTTTACAGCGATGGACGGTTTCATCACCCGAAGGGTTGAAAGTGAGGCCAACAGCACGTTCTCCAAAGGTCATTTTTTACCTCGCTGGGATCTGATATTTCGGCTCTGCCGGTAGCCCGCGTAGCGCCCGATCGCGGGCGCGAGCGTTTTCTGCCCGTTTCCATTCCCGGATATCGCGTGCATCGGCGCTTTTGGCGAAGCCTGTCGGATCTGTCTGCCAGGTCCCCGGCGGTCGCAGCCCCATGAGCTGTTCCGGATAGGAAATGTTAGACCCTTTCTTTGACGTCTGGGCGGCCTGCTCGCCGAAAATGGGCAGGAATTTCTGACCCAACGCTGTGGCACGGCGTTTAACGTTTTCAGCCATCGATGCATGTGGCGGCACGATCGGTTCTGGACCGTAGGCCGTCATGCGTTCATTGCGCCATTGATCGGCAATCGCCTGGCCGAGCACCGGCGACTTGTTGCCCAGCTCATCGGTAATGTCGGTTAGCTTGCCGCCCGGCAGCAGCGGCCTGGTGTAAGCCCGGATGTCTTTGTGGTAGCCCGGCAGCAAGCCTTCTTCCTTGACAGTACCCTTGCCGCCGACACCCGGTGCGGTGCCCCCGGTATGGGGGGTGCCGAGGAAGGCGGGCAGGATGTCGTCTTTCTCGACTTTTCCGGTTTTGGCGTAAGTGTAGAGCATGCCGAGCATTCCAGTCGTCAGCGCGTAGGTCAGCGCTGAAGCAGCGCGAGGGTCGTAATGCTGCGACGTGATGCTGAAACGATTCTGCCCCTGTGCCGCACCTTTAACGGCCGATAGCGTCCCACCAGCGAGACCGCGGAGCGTGCCGCCGATCGTAAATGACGGTGATTGAAAGGCGAGCGACATCAAATCTTTCGCCGCTTTGTTCATGAACGTGTTGTCGTGAACGGCTTCACCCATGAAATTGTCGGCATTCTTGGTGATCTGGACGGCCATATCCTGGAATTGCTCCTGCGGCGCATTCGGGTTGGCTCTGCGCCATGCTGCCAGGTTGGCGTATTGGGCGGCAAGTTTGATACGTGGAATGTAAGCCTCAAACAGCGGCTGCGAGACGACAGACATCAGCCGCAGGGCCTGCCGTGGGATGAACAACGCACCGGCACCGATATCGCGGGTCTGTGCGATACGCTGCAGCTCTGTCTTCCACCCTGGAATCAACGCGCCACGCATTGCCGCCGTGAACATCGACCCGGCACGCGACATTTCATAATCCATGGTGTGACTGACACCGAACGGCTTAATATTGGCGTTGCGAAGCGCATCGACGATCGACTGTTCTTCATGCGTGACGTTCTGGGCTCGGCCTAGATAAATATCGCGGATGCGATTGGCTTCGCCGATCCCCGTGACCGGGCGGATCACGCCGCGGACAAGGCTCTGGATCGAGCTTGTGGGTTTACCGGCAGCCATCTCCGATGCCGCGATATTGAGCGCCTGCCCCAGCGTCTCATGAACTGTCGTTATGGCGTGATACGCCGGACCGAGCAGTTTTATCTGTGTTGCCGCGTTGGACGTCTGGCGCCAGGCATCGAGGAGATTCTGGGGAACAATCCGCGCCAAGCCCGGGCTGTGAAAATTGTTGAACGCCTCGGCGAATTCCCGCGGTGCATAGGCTTGCGCGCCACCCTGTTCAACACCTTCAAGGCGAGTCCAGCCCTCCGGCGGTCTGCCGACGACTCCGGGTTCCGGCGTGCCGGCGCCGCCGACGGCATGGGGACGGAAATATTCGATGTAACCGGCGCGCTGACCTTCGCCGAGCTGCTCTTGCCGAGAAATGAATTTGGACATCGAATCGACGTACATCAGCGTGCGTTCGATCGGGTTATGGGTGACTGGAGTCAATCCATGGGCCATAGCCTCTTCGTCGGTCTGGAACCGTTTCTGCCGCAAGCTGCGACCACCGCCTGCCGTTGTCGGCCCGCCTCCACCGGCGTAGGTACCCATGGCGGCCGGTCGTCCGGACGGATCCATGAAATGTCCGGTCATGTAGTTGTCACGAAATTGCTGCTGAGCGAACTCCGGCTGTGACGTGATGTAATTTTCGAACCGTTTATAGATGTCACGCACCGTATTGGCGACGTTTCGCATTTCCGGCGGCGGTTGGTAGCCGGGAAAATGGTTGCCGCCTTGGATGTAATTGGCGAGCTGCCGCTGCTCGAGCGGCGTTGATCCGTTGATCGCCCTGTGCATCGCGTCGGTGAACGCATGATGCGCGATCTGCTTCTCCTGCTCGGCACGCCCCTCGGCCTTCATGATGATATCGCGGGCGGCACGCCCAGACGACGATGAGCTTGCGCGCGTGCCGGTCCAGCGCAAGAGCGCCGGGATGAGCCCGTCCTGCAAATCCTGCCGGGTCGCGCCTACAAGCCCACGGCCTTGTGGCGTTCCTTGTGTGGTCCCACCACCGGCCGGCGGCGGCGGCGTCAGCGGTGGATTCGCTGGCGGCGTGGGGACATGGGGTGGACCGCCGGCAGGGGGTTGGGCCGGAGGCTGGGCCTGCGCCGTCGGTGGCGCGGCTGGTGGTGGCGTGGCAGCTTGTCTGCTCTGCAGCACGGCGGTCGCTGCCTGCCGCATCGCCTGGGATTTCACCCCAGCGATAAGTTGCCGAAGCTCTGCGTCGGTTAAACGGGAGAGCGTCGTGTCGCGTTTGGTATCCGACATCGCCTGTTGCTGCTGTGTCGGCTGCTCGATGGTCGGCTGTTCCGGCTCTTTAACCTGCCTAAGCTTCTCCTGGCGCTGCCGCTGCTCTTCCTGCCATACCCGTTGTTGTTCGCGTTGAGCGTCGGTCGGCATGTGCCGGCTTTGTGGCTGTTGTTGTTCTTGTTTTGTCCCCCCAGCTGCGGCCGGCAAATTTTCTGAAATCCGGTCAAGTTGCTCCCGTGCGCGGGCGAGCGGCGCGCCCTCGGCCGTTCGCGTCTTGACCGGCCCTCGCTCCGCGGCCGCGAGCGCTTCGGCGGCGTCAGCCGCAGCGCCGCGGGTGCGCGAGCGTGCGGGCGGTCGTGCGACGGGCGCCGGCTCTTTCCGCGGTGTGGCGGGCCGATCGAGACTCTCGAGCTGTTCGCGCGCCTGCGCCAAGGCTTGACGCCCTGCAGTCCGTGCCGGGATTGCCGGCGCCGGTTCGCCGACAGGTCGTTCGGCACCGGCCAGGGCCGTGCGCGCAGCGCTGAGCGCAGCGCGCTGCGCCGGCGGTGAAGACACCATGCGCTCACCGGATGGTGCGCGTGCAGCGGCTTCGCGAGCTTTGCTGGCCGCAACAGCAGTTTGTGCGGCCGGGGATGGTTCGCTGCGCGCTTTGCTGGTCGCCACGACCTCGGCTGCGGCATCGGGCAACCCGAACTCGGCCTTGGCCGCTTCGACTCGCGCCCGGTGCATCTCCGCACGCTGTCGGATCGCCGCGATCGCGCGATCGGTCTCCTGCGCCATCTGCCGGTCGATACTACCGACGTGAAGACTGAGGTAATTCCGGAACTTGTCAATCACCGGGTTACCTGTCGCAGATGCTGGCGGCTGCGATGGTACGGCGATTTTATCTGTTTGATCCGACAGCGTTTTTTCGGACGGCGATTTAGCGGCGATTTGCTCCGGCGATTTGGCGGTTGGCTCCGGTTCTACGCGCGTAACCGGTGGCTTTACCTCCGGCTGAGCCGCAGGCTCCGACACGGTATCAGCGCGCGGCGCCTCGGCCGCAGCGTTGCGCTGCTTGATCTGATCGAGTACCGCCTGGATCCGGGCGTCAGCCTCGGGGCTGAGTGTCTGCTGTTCGGCAGGGGCTGCCGGCTTCACCGCCGTGGCCTGTTCCTGGGCATGCAGCTCCGCATCGTCTTCAAACAGCGCCCGCAAAGTCGGGTCCATGCCGTCATGGATGACGTTGACCTGCCCAGCTGGTGCTTGTTCTTTAGCGTAGGAGGAGTCTACCGTTGAACGCGCGTTGACCGGCTTAGTCTGTTCAGCCGCGGTACCGAGGCTGTTCGAACCTGGGTTGCCGGACTGGGGTGGTGTCGTCGTTCTGGTGTTTGGCGCGTCGGCAATGCCAGAGGTCGTACCTTCGACTTGTGGATTGGATTCGCCACCAACTTGCTCTGGCACGCGCACGGGCGGCCACACGTCACGCGTAGGCGTGGCAGGCATAACGTTCTGTACGTTCGGTGTAGGCGCAACAATATTATTAGTTGTAGGCGCAATAGCGTTGGGCGCCGGCTGCGTCGAACCGGACGGTGGCACAGCGGGTACCGGCTGTTGGTGGACTCGCGCGCCGATCTTTTCGCCGAGCGTTGTCGGGCCCCACCCTTTCGGCGCCGCCGCACCCAACGCCGTGCTGAGGGCGACGTCCCGCAGCCCTTCCGCGGTGCCGAGCTTGCCTTGGTAGCCCTGCTGGCCGGCTTCGACGGCACCGCTGATGGCTCCCGCCTGCGCCATGTTCTTCGCCGTCATTGCCAGCGACGGCCGGAAGCCGAGAAGATTCGTAGCCAGCTGACCGGCCTTGGCCCAATACGGATGCATCTCTGCATTACGCTGCCGGATCGCTGCGTCGTCACCGAACATGGCACGCTGCGCCGCTTCGGATGGATCCGACGCGGCATACGCACCCCAACCACCTCCGAGGATGCCACCAACAGTAGACCCGACCGGACCGGCACCGAGCGCACCGAGACCGGCACCGGTCGCCGCTCCGGTGAGAAAGCCTGCGGCCGCGGGTGGTGCGCTATGACGAAACTCACGCAGGAACGTGTCGATCCTGCCTTCAGGTTGCGGTGGAGGGGGCGGGGGGTCCGGCACGTCGCCGAAATCCGGGTACTCACGCTGTTGCGCCAGCGGCGCCACCGGCAGATCGGGGCGCGATCCTGACGACGGGGTCGCCGGCTGGTCGGGAACGTCGCCAAAGTCAGGGTATTCACGCTGTTGCGCCGGCTGTAGCGGTATATCTGCCGCTGCGACCTGGTCCCCACCGCCACCGCTTGTGTCGTCGGCGACAATCTGGTCGACGGTGTCGTCGTCATTGTCCACGGCGTTCGTCCCATTGTTTATACAGACGACGATTAAAATCCCGCATTGTCGGCGGCGGTGCCGGCGGTGCTGGCGTTGTCGTCGTGTCCGGCGGAGGTGCAGCCTTCGTTACGGGTGCCGGGATGTTACGGTAACCCATCTCACCCTTCGGACCGAACGAACCGAACTCCTTACCCTCGCGCTTCGGTGCCAAGTGCCACAATCCAGTGCCGGGTTCACGCGCCATCGTGTGGGTGTCCGGCAATTTTATATTTGGAGGCTGCGTGCCTCTGTAGGTCGACAGATCGTCATCGCCCGGCCGTGGCCGTGGTTGATTCGATGGAAACGCGTTCGACGGGGCATAATCGTTCGGGTTCGGCACGCTTTGCCCGCTTGCAATGTTGGCCTGCCGCCGGACCACATCGCTGAGTCGTTGTTTATAATCAGCGATCTCCTCAGGAGTTGGTTTATCGCTTTTAAACAAAGCTTCAAGACCTAACCGCGCATCCCTCCCGTTGCGATCCTGCGAATCGGTTAAAAGTTTACGCTCCTGCTGGCTCAGCGACATGATCAATCGCTGCATCGCCGCATCACGCGTCTCCCGTGCAGCGCCTTCACGCCGGCCCTGCATTTCGCGACCGTAGTCTTGTGCTTGTTTCTGATAATCGTTGCGCGCTTGGATGCCAGCAGCCTGCCGTGCAAACTGGTTAGCCTGGCCTTGATCCCATTGATAGCGCCGGTCACCGGCCGTGAGTTTATACTGCTCGTCGACGCGATCGGCGTGATACCGCGCCACCTGCTGTTGATAAATGCGTTCATCCTGCCGACGTGCTGCGTCCAAGGCGCGGCTCTGCTGCATCCGCGTGTTGTCTGGATACTCGCTCATCACCCGGTTATAACGCGCACGTTCACGTTCAAACGAGTGCGGATGCGGCATGCCGGGCACCTCCGACGGACCAACCCATTGCCCGTTTACATAACGCCCGATCGGCTGCTGCCGTGGTTGCAGTTGTTGTGGCTGCTGCGCATAACCGGTCGGCACCTGCTGCGGTGTCTGCTGTCGCGATGCTGGCTGCGGCTGGCTGGCACGGTAGCCGGGCTGCTGCATCTGCCAGGCTTTCATGACGCCAAGACCGGGCGCCGTCAGCCGTTGATCGGCAGCTGCCCCGCGATCGGCACCCGCCCGGAGCGCTGCCTGCGCGGCGTCGATGCGTCCGGCCAGTGCCAGATCGGTCGGTCCGCCGGCCATCTGCCGGGCAGCGTCGGCAACTCCGGCATCCCCCAGACCTGCGACTTGGCCGCGGGTACCACCCGAACCCGTCAGCTGCGCCAAGGTTTGCTCGAGACCCTGCGATCCTTGCACGTCGAACAGCGATGCCGGCCCTGCCGCGTACTGCTGGAACTGCTCGGGCGTCATCGCGAACGACGTCACCCGGCCGTCCGGAGCATGCACCACCGCGGTGATGTTGCCGTCGTCGGTCTGGTGAAAGTCGAGCTTGCGGCCGTTGGGGACCAGGTCGTTGAGCTTCGAGGCCAGCTCCAAGGCCTTGCCCATATCGCCCTGCGTCAGCGCCGCCATCATGACCCCGCGGACCTTGTCGTAGGACGGCCGCAGCGACTGGACGAACTTCGACGCCATGTCGATGTCGCCGCGCTGCACCAGCGCGTCGACGGTGCGATAGATCGCCCGATTCTGGTCGCCGCGATGCGCCTCGCCGGTGGTCTGGTCCATCAGCTGGGTGACGGCTTCGGGGCTGAGGCCGCCCTGTCCCTGCAGCATCGCCTGCAGCGACTGCTGCGGGAACGCACCTTGTCGTGGCTGCGGCTGCCGTTCGGTCGGGGTCTGCGGCGCCTCCATGGGCGCAGCGCGCTGCGCATAGCCGGTCGGAACCGGCGCTTGCGCAGCTGGGGCTTCTCCCTCGGGTACGAAATAACCCGTCCGCTCCGTAGTTTGAGGTTCTTCCTGCTGCGGAGCCGTCGCCGTCGCCGCCGTCTGCGGCAGCGCCTGCCGGCCGCTACCGGACAGCCCGAACTGCTGCTGGGTGTAGCTGAGGACGTCACGCAGATCCGTCGTCGGCTTGTCCATCGCGCCGGCACCGGGCGAGAACCCGGTCTGGACGCCACCGGGCGCCCACTGTGACGGCCGCCCCTGAGACTCGTCGGCGAGCATGTGCGAAGGGCCAAAGTCCTGCGCCCGGGCTTCGGGCATGCCGCCGCCACCGCCTTCACCGCCACCACTTTCGCCGCCGCCACCACCGCCGCGCGGCGCCCCGCCGCCACCGCCCCCTTCTTCTGCAGGGGGTCGATCGGTTGGCTCCTTCTCCTCGTCATCCGCCTTCGCGGCTTGCGGCTGGTTCTCTTCGTCGGGGTCTTTCAAGTCCTCGTCATCGGCCGGCAGCGCGCCGGTGTCGCCGGGTTCAAGCGGCTCCTCTTCCTCCTGAGGTTCCTCGCGCTCCTCCGGCAATTCCGACCACGTAGGATTGTACTTTTCATCGTCGTCATCACTATCTTCGGACGCGCCGCTGTCGTCTTCGACCTCGCCGCCGTCTTCGAACCGATATTGCGGCGGCACCACCGGCGCCTGGGCCGGACGCGTTGCTCGCGCAACCTTGTCGGTGTTGTAGTTCGCCGGGTTGGAGGCGCGGGCATCGAGCGACATCGACATGATCATCGGATCACTAACAGGATACCTTGGCATCGCCCCGGTGCTCGCCGCCGGATCGGAGGTCCCGGCGGCCATGGCGGTGCCGACCTCGCCACCGGCGGCGTAGCCAATAACCTTGCGGTTGGCCGGACGACGGCGTCGCTTCTTCATTGCTGATACCCCGTCTGGATCTGCATCTGCTGCGGGCTGCCGCCGGCGGCCTGGATTTTCCGGGCCTGGGCAATGAGCTTGTAGAAGAACTCCTTACCTTTCCATGCCGCCACATCCTTGGGGATGACGAACTCGCCGGCGTTCAGCTGCGCTTGGACGTCATCGACTTTCTGCCCGCCGGACGGGCTCAATTCGTGCGACACGAACCCGCCCGTGGTCGGCGGCTTGACCTGGCCGCCACGCGCCATCATCGGCGGCCCGTTGCCCGCTGGCTGGCGCGGGTTGAAGAACAGCGGCGGCTGCTGCGGCGGCATCATCGGTCCGGTGGTCGGCATGCGCGGGCGGGGCGGCGGACGCGCCGGCCGCATCGGCCGTGGGCGGTACCCGGTCTGCGGCCGCCTCATGACGGGCCCGCCGGCGGCCATCTCTTCACCGCCACCGCTGTCGCCACCGCTATCGCCACCGCCGTCACCGCCGCTGTCACCACCGTCATCGCCGCCGTCATCGCCGCCGCTGTCGCCGCCGCCGTCGCCACCGTCGTCACCCCAGCTATCGCCACCATCGTCGCCGTAAGGATCATCGCCCCAGTCGGTCTGGTCATCGTTGGTGCTGCCGTCGTCCCAGCCGGAGTCGCCCCAGTCGATGTTGTCATAACCGGTGTCGCCGCCGGTGTCGCCGTATGGGTCGCCGCCCCAGTCGATGTTATCGCCGGTGTCACCATAAGGATCAGCACCCCAGTCCGTGGTGTCGCCATAGGGGTCGCTGCCAAAGTCGTAGCCGGTGTTGCCGTATGGATCGCCATAAGGGTCGCTACCGTACGGATCGAATTCGAAATTCGGCGCGTCCTGGCCGCCCCAACCTTCGTCGTTGGGGTTGGTCGTACCGAAATCGATGGTCTGGCCGCCGGTGGTGTCACCGAAATCGATGTTCGGGGTGTTGAAATCCTGGACGTTGACGTCGGTCGTCGGCGCCGTGTCGGTGCCGGTCGTGGTCGCATCGACCTGCGAAATCGGCGTCTGGCCGAAATTCGGTGAATTCGCGTCGCTCGTCTGATCGTCCGGACGCCACTCACCAAACGTCTGATTCAAATTATCGAGCGCAGACTGCGTCCGTGCGTCGGCCAGCACCTGGTTGGAGTCATAACCGGTCGGCGCCGCCGCGTTATCGCCGACGACTTGATAAGGCGCACCGTTTTCCGCCTGTGTACCAGTGTCTTGAACGTTACCGCCCCATGTCGACGGGTCGTTCGGATTGGCACCGGGAATGTCGTATCCGGGCGGCACGCCGCCCGACACGCCCGGCCCAGGGGCCGGCGCCGCATCATTAGGAAACGCCGAACCTGGGCTCATCGGCGTAAACCCGGTCGTATCGAACTGCGGCGCTTGCGGCGCAGTATCGGGGGTTGCCGGCCAACCCTGATTTGCCGGTAACTGGAACCCCGGCATGTTCGTCGGATCCTGCCATGTATCCGGGTTGTTGGGGTCGTAAGGCGGAACGTTGCCGCGCGGGTCAGGCTCCGGCAGCGGGATATCTCCTCCAGGCTGTGGCTGCGCGTTCGGGGCGTTCTGCTGCTGTGGCGCCTTCGGCCCGGCCGGTTTCGGCGCCGGCGGTTTGGCCTGCTTGGGGGCGCCGCCCTTACCTTGCTGAGGTTGCCCGCCGCCACCTTTGTTGCCGCCGTCCCCGCCGCCCTTATCGCCGCCGCTGGGGCTCGAGCTAACCGAACCTTGAGTCGACTGCGATTTCGACTGCGACTGCTGTCCGACCGGCGGCAGCTTCATCTGCATGGCGGTGCCGAGCAGCGCGTTCATCGCGTTGGCAGCATTGTACCCGATCTGGTTGTTCTGCAGGCTCGCCGAGATCGCCTGCTGCCGCATCGCGTTGCCTGCGGCCTGGTCGGCCATGCGCTGCTGATTGCCGGCACCGGCCGCCGCTGCTGCCGTCATCACCCGGTTGGCTTCGTCGAGCGCGGCGTAGCGCCCACTCGAGGGATCGATGCCGTAGCTCTGCAGGTCCTGAATCGCCGACTGCCGGCCTTGCTCACCGGCCTGCTGCACCCCGGCTTCGGCCATGCCCATATCGACAGCGATGCGCTGCGGCGACGCATAGCTGAGCGCGTCGCGCATGACGCCGTCGATATTGCCTTGGTTACGATTGTATTGATCGATGCCCCACTGATAAACCTGAGGCGCCAGATCCCGCGCATACTGCGCGATCTGCATCATCAGATCGCTTTGCGGCGTGTTCATCAGGACCGGGGTCGATGTCGACTCCGATGTGGACTGGCCAAAACTCGTTGAAGCCATCTGTAAAGCCCTACAAAATACCGCTGTATTTTGGCCTTAGCAGAAATGGCTGAACGATGTATTAACCGGACGCAGGAAGCGCATCCTCGGCAGGGGGCGGAGGTGGCGGCGCGGTCGGATCCGGCGTCGCTAACGCCGGCTGCGGGTCGAACGGCGTGATGTGAAACGGATCCGGGAATCCCGGTCCGGAATCCCAATGATCGAACTTGCTGTGCCAGTAACCGGTGTTGGTGCCTTTCATCCAGTTTTTATCGACGTGAAGCTGCAGCTGCGCCTTGGGCTTCGTCTCGCCGAAATTGCCGCTGAATTTACCAAGCGCCATCTCGGCGGTCTTCACCGGCTCCGGCTTGCCGCCATTGGTGATGAACAGCTTGCGCATCGCACCGTCGCGAAAATCCACGACCTTGCCGTCGTAGAATTGGAACTCGGCGAACTGCAGATCACCGTATTTATAGCTTGTCAGATCGACCGGCACGGGGATGCCGAGCCCGCCGGTCGGTGCAGAAAAGCCACCGGATTCAACCTCATCGTATTGACTTGGATCAAAAGTCCAGTTGTACACAGCGGTTATCGACTGATCACCACCGCCACCAAACCCCCCCACAGCCAAAGCCGCTCCCCCACACGGCCAAAGTTTAAGCCCATCAATAGGTTCATCATCGAATGATATCGACAGCGTTCCAAAAGCACCGGTGATGTCGTAAGAGATGGCAATGTGGTGCCATACATCGGGCTGAACGGTCACGAGGAAATCGGAATCATCGATACTGATACCGTATTCATGTTGCGAATCCTGAAACCCGACCGAGAAAAAATTACCTTCTGTTCGCCGAAATGTTATCTTACCGTCGTTGTCGCGTATCGTAACTGAAGACGTGTTCTGCGATTGAAATCGAAGCGCCAAGTTGCACAGATTCGGATAGAATCTCGGGTTGCCGTTGTCATCAAAGCCGCCAACATAAACACCGATAAACGACGGACCTTGTGACCAGACAATTGTCTGAGAACCAAAATTACCCTGGTCTGTATAGCTGGTAACAACGTTCGTATCTCCCCATGTCACGATCGGGACGATCCCGGCCAAGACAAGGTCCGGCGTATAATCTGCTACAGCGAGATCGGCCCAAACCGCATACGCCGCCTGTAACGTCGCGAGCGGCATGCGGAACCAGATCGACATCGTCCCTTTATCAAGCCCTGGCTGGTCTGCAGCTTCGGCACGGCCCCAGGTCTCCGACCCCTCCTTGTCGATGTTGACAGAGAGCTTGCCACCCCAACTGACATTGACGATGCGTTCGAAAAAATCCTCTTTGAAGACGTAGCGTGTCATTTATGTCAGTCCTACCGGCCCGAGCAGCATTCCCGGTGGGCCTTCGACGGGTGGCCCTTCGCCGGGATCGCCCGGCCCGGTCGGTCCCGTCGGCTGCGGCGTCTCGGGAGCAAATTCGTCGCCCGTCTGTGCCGACCCCGGGCCGCCTGCCGGTGCCGTCAAGTCCTGATCGGTCTTCTTGTAGTAGCTCCAGAAAAAATTCGGCCGCGGACTGTCGAACGATTCGAACTGGATCTGACTCTGCCGGGTCACGTAGACTTTCTGGGTACTGTCCCGTTTACGTTCACCAGCATCATTGATGTGATGGTTGTAAACGATCCCGCCAAAGTCAACGATGTAAACCTCGTCATAAGAATCCGTCGCATAGAGTGTGTCCCCTTGCGAAGCGAAGAACGGCTGCCGCGGAATGTAGAGATTGTTGATGGTGTAGTTGTTCGTCAGCGCCCGCACGGCATCGGCCAGCAGATTGATGGCGCGCAGCAGCGATGCCAGATCGTAAGCCGCCGGGATGGCGGGCAGGGTGTACCCAGTCCTCGGTTTGCGAATCTGTGTGTAGCTCGCAGGACAGGTCGACGCGATCATGGCCCGCCGTCTCCGGAAGGCTCGTCTGATCCTGTATCGGTCGCGGCATCCGGCCCCGGATCCGGCGGGATGATATCATCGATCAGCTGTCCTTCACCCTTATTGCCGTAAATGAAATACAGATAGCTGTCCAATGTCTTGTCGTACCACACCATTTGTTCAATGCGCTCGGTCACCACCCACTTGGTCTTGTCGGGCGTGCCGTCCAGATTGGTGCCGTAGTAAACGTAAAAGTTCTTGACCCGCAGATCCTTGCGCTCGATCCATTTCGAATGTTTAAGGTTGTCTTGAACGGCAGCCACCCAGCCGCTCTTGATCCGATGGTCGTACACATTGTTGATCGGCTTGCGCTGCGCCAGCGCGTTGTATATCCCGCGCGCGAAATCGAGCGCCTTGAACGCCGATGACAGGTCGGTCGGCATCGGGAAGGTCGAGCGGGTGTAGAGCCCGGCACTGCCGCGCGGCAGCCCAGCAGGCTGGTCCCGGGACGACGGGCAGGTCTTGGCGACGGGACCGAAATACACCGCCATCACAAGAACCTCGTGTACACCAGCGTAATGCTCGTATCCATATTGTGGAACGTGACAGCGTTGAGCGGCCTGAACTGGATGTACTGTGTCGGGTCGTCCGGATTGACGATCACATCGTGACCGTAAACACGGCTGTCCTCGACCCACTCAGCGCCCTTCAACCGGGATACCTGATCGTCGCCTTTGAGAATGACCGATGGCTCCCGCGGCACCACCGTGTTGTTCACATGCGGCGGCTGGTGCAGCATGTGATTCAACAGCTGCAGCAACGCCCGCAAGGCAGCCAGTGCCGACCGCAAGTCGGTTGCCCGCGGCACGCCGCGGGCCGTATCCACGATCGTCTTCGGGATCGGCTTGAGCTGGCCGTAGCTGACGGGGCAGGTTGAAGCGATCATTAGACAAGCGCCAGCTCTTTGACAGACGTTGCCGTCTGCACGTTACTGATTTCAACGCGGCCTTCCAGTTCCCAGCTCCATTGCTCAGCCTTGATCCCGGAAAAAATTCGCAGCAGCTCCCCGCTGGTCCGGATTTCGCGTGTGCACCAGAGTTGGCCGTCCACATACACCCTCACGATCCCGTACTGGTTCGGGCCCAGCACAGACTGCGGGAAGGTTATGTCCCGGTCCACTTGCGGCGGCGTCGTGCTCGGTACGCTGAAGAACACCCGCATCACCTCGAAATTGCGCCGGGCTTCTTGCTGAAACGTCTTCGATCGCCAGAGGTACGGGATGATGATCGGGTCTGCGTCGGTAAAGTCGTAGAAATAGACTCCACCGCCCTGCACCAACAGACAGATGCCAGTCCATGCGTCCAACTCCACATTGTCAATGTCAAGTTTATTCGGGCTCGACAATGTGTTGAATCCAAGCCGGTGTCCACCAGCTTGTGGCCAGATCGTAAACGAGGTCTGATCCTCGGCCGTCAGCTCAACCGTGTAGCCGACCTGCATGGGGTCGCCGACATTCATCGCCCCGAAGGCGAAATAGTTGGTCATCAATTTAACGGCACGCACCGTAGCCTGCGGCGTCAGCTTCTTCCACTGCTCACGCAGGATCCAGCCTTCGGTCAAGTTGATCCCGGCGCCGGACTGGCTGATTTGGATGAGCCCGTTCTGGCTGACATACAGCACCGCGGTATCGGTCGGCACGATCGATGCGCCGTGCAGACACGGCTCGGGCAGATTGATCTTGGTCATCGCCATCGACGCCGGGTTGACGCCGTTGACGACATAAGGCGTCCCCTGCGTACAGACGACGATCGATTGCCCGCAGACCCCGATCCCCATGATCGGAAATTCGGTCGTGATCACGTAGCCCGGCGGCCAGGCATGCGGTCGGTAGGCTTCGCTGAACCAGACCTCGTTGCCTTTGTAGCCGACCGCGACGCCGTTCGGGAACGCCTTGATGGCCTTCATATCTGGCGGTGGGCCATACCAATAGAGCGACACCATCTGCGCGTTGAGCGCCACTACGTCATCGGAAATCGTGTCGACGTACTGTCCCTGCGAGACCGGCACCTCGGCGACGAAGAAATAGCTCCCGAGCCCCGCCTGGTTGGAGATCGTCCGATAGATCTTGGTCGTCTTGATGTTGCGCTGCGCCGGCAGCATCTCGCCCGGATTGTTCGGGTCAGGGTAATCGGCGCCGAGATTCTCGATCGTCGGCTGGAACAGATCGATCGTCCAGGTCGCGTTGGACCAGCCATTGACGACCACCGGCGGCGATGGCGGACCCTCCTCGCCATATTCCGTCACCCAGGTGTAGACATAGCCGCGCGCCTCAAACACCGACGCGCCGAGCAGATTGCCCCAGACCTGCGTTACCGGCTGGCCGCCGGTGGTGCCGCTGATCGGATCTGGTGGTGAGTTCGAATAGGTGTTCGTCCCGGTGGTACCAAACGTAACCGCGTTGTTGGCGTTGAACACGTACATCGGCCGGCTATGCGCGATGCCGATCCAGTACGTGACGTTGGACATCACGTTGACGCTGTTGATGATGGCGCTGTTGGCCTCGACACTGGTCGTGACGCCAACCATGTCCTCGCCGGTGCCGAGCAGCTGGTACGGCGCCCCGTTGTTGTCGCTGTAAACAACGGCTTGGTAATGCATCGCCGCGTCGGTCGTACCCGGCATAAAGCTGATCGACTGGATCATCATCGCGCCGCTGGGCACGATCGGGACCAGGAATATGCCGTTGCCGTTCTGATAGGTCGCCCCGCCGCCATTGACCGCGTCGACGAACTGATAACCGATCGCTGTCGTGTCGCCGCCGCCGGTGACGGTCACCCCGGGCGGACACCCCGAAGCCGGCACCCCCAGAACCCAGTCGTGGTCACCGGCGACAATGCGATCGTAGGTGTTATAGCGCGGCTCCTGCGACGGGCTGGCGAAGTAGAACCGGTCGTACTGGTCATCCACGATCGGGGTGTGCATGACCGTGGTGTCAGGATCGAGGAATTCGAGCCAGTGCGAATCCGGCGCGGTGATCGCCGTGTTGTTGCTGGTCTTGTCCGGCACCCGGTAGACGTATTTGGCTGCCGAATTACGCAAGGTCCGCAGCAGCTTCGGTTGCCGCCAGCCGGTCAGATTGCCCGAAAATATGTACGCGTCCCTGCTGAAGGCCGCTTGGCCTTCAGGCAGCAGACGGACGTCCCAAGCTGGTAGCATGCCACCGTATTTATCGAGTTTGATGGCGGCCACGGCATCCTCATTTCAGTGTCGCACCCGAGGCCGGGAACGGCTGGTTCTGTCCCGGATTCTGCGGCTGCATCGTCGTGGTCTTGGCAGCCTCCTCGGCGGCCAGGCGTTCGCGCAAGAGCCGTACCCGCTCCTGTTCGGCTTCGGCCCGGGCCACGGCCTCGCGGCCAGCCTTCTGCTCGGCTTCGAACTGCGCGAGTTCCGGACCGTGCCGCCCGAGCGCGACAGGCGGTGGCGCCGACGGTTCGTTGCGCATCTGCCGAATCTTATCGAGGATCGCTTCGCGGGTGTCGAGCCCCTGCGCCGACGCGGCCTGTTTCTCGAGACTCTCGATCTCGTCTTGGCGGGCGGTCTTCTCCTGCAGATCGCGCGCGATCGTGCGCTGGCGCTCGGCCTCGGCCTCCTGGACGCGGTGCTGCGAACTCTGCGCCTGCATCTCCTGCAGCCGCTGCGCGTGGTGATCGACGGAAGCGGGGGCCGGTTCTTTGATTTTCGCCATGAGTCCTCCTTTGTGATACAGTCCTGTTTCGCCCAGCTACACTCGCCGTTAACGGGTCTATTTGAAGATTCGGAGCTATGGTGCTACCACCATGAACAGGACCGTATCGGGTTGAACGTTGCCGAATGTGTCACTGACCGTCAACGTTATCGTGACCTGTTCGTTCACCGCACCCCCCGTTACGGTGAACGTCGCCTCCTTACCAAGGATTTGTGTCTGCCCGACCGTCAATGTCTCCGACGACGATACCGCGTTGAACTGCGCGATCGAAGCCGCATTATCGAGCCAGACGGAATAGTCCACCGTCCAGATCTTGGTCGCGCCAACGGTGTGCTTCTTTGATCCCAGCACCATGTCATCACCTATGACGATCAGGGCCGGATCGGCCGGCCGATAAAGTTCACGGCTTTCACCCGGCCGTTCGATCAGCCGATATTCCGGCGGCACGATGAATGTTTCGTCCGGTTCGCTCACAGCAACGCCCCGTAAAACAACGTGATGGAATTGACGGCGCCGACCACAGACGAGCCGCTGAACGCGGTTCCACTCGCGTAGCATTCGTAGAAATCCGTGCCGTTGGCGTAGTCGATGACCGTGACATCCGGCGATAAATTGACCGACAATGACTGACCCTGCACGCTGTTCTGAGCAAGAGGACTGCCGTTTTTATAGATGTACACGCTGTGCTGCGTCATACTCTGCGCGTTCGACGTAAACATCGCCGCCGCGCCCAGCATCACCACGCCCGCCGATGGCGTCCACCGGCAATTGGTCGCGTCATAGCGCGTGTTGATGTCAAGCAGCTTGGATGTGAACAAGAGCTTGGTCACGCCGCTTAAACTTTGATCGGACGACAGCCTGGCCCTGAACGCATCCTTGGTTGTCGTGCCGGATCCGGGCGGGCCGGTCGGTCCTGTGTTCCCGTTTTGTCCCGCAGGACCCGTCCCGCCAAAATTTCCAATCGGGCCGGTCGGTCCGGTCGATCCCGTCAGACCCTGCGGTCCCGTCGCGCCCTGAATTCCCGTCGGGCCGGTGCGCCCAGTCGGCCCGCTCACGCCCTGCAGGCCTGCGACCCCCTGCGGCCCGGCCTGCCCCGTCGGCCCCGTTACGGCAGGGCCGGTCGGTCCAGTCGGGCCGTCATCACCGTTGTACCCATCGACGCCGCGCGGGCCGGTCGGTCCAACCCCGGAAGGACCGGCAGCCCCCGTGGCACCCGTCGGTCCTGCGGCTGGACCCGTCGGCCCGGTGGCACCGGTCAACGACGCCGTGCCTGCCGGCCCGGTCGGGCCCTGGCCGGATGGCCCAGTCGGTCCCGTCGCGCCAACCCCGGTTGGCCCGATGCCGCCGGCGGGCCCGGCGGCGCCGCCGGGTCCAACCGTTCCCTGCGGTCCCGGCGGTCCGGTGTATCCCGTGACGCCGGACGGACCCGTGACCCCGACACCGACTGGCCCGGTGTTACCCTGTTGCCCTGTCGGCCCCAGGCTACCTGTCGATCCGGTATACCCTTGCGGACCGGTGGGTCCTAGTGTGCCAGTAGGCCCAGCCGGTCCGCTCGCCCCGGTCACACCAGGGATTCCGATACTGCCTTGCGCCCCTGTCGGGCCGATGCCAAAAGGCCCCGTCGGCCCGGTCGCTCCGGTCGCTGACGCGAGCCCCGGCACACCCGTCGGGCCAGCCTGCCCTGGGGGGCCTGACGGTCCCGTGGCTCCTGTCGATGACGCGCTGCCGGCCGGCCCTGTCGGCCCGATCGGTCCCACCGCCCCGATGTCACCAGTGACACCGGGTGCGCCCGGTGACCCGGTCGGGCCGCCGGCGGGACCCGTCGGCCCCGTCGAGCCGTACCCGGCCGAACCCGTCGGTCCCGCCACCACCACGATGGGGCGGGTCATGATCGGAGCTGCAGGTGCGCCGGCGCCGGTGGTCATTTGCGCTCTCTCACCCATTCCACGTAAATGTGCCAGCAGCCGTGAAGGTGTGGATCGTGTAGCCGCCGACATTGGTGATGGTGCCGCCGCTGGCGCGCTGCGTGTCCCCAGGGTAGCGCACGATCACAATACCGGACCCGCCGGCACCACCAGTGTTATTGTATGCCCCGTAACCTCCGTCGCCCGAATTGGCCGCGCGTGCCGCCGGAATAGCGCCCTGTGCGCTTCCTGTTCGACTGGCGCTGCCGCCCGTCGCGTAGGTCTTGGACGTGCCGCTGATCGAACTCGTGTAGCCGGGACCACCGGTAAGCCCTGGATTGCCGTTGATCCCCGGCCCACCGCCACCGCCGCCACCACCGCCATCGACCGAACCACCGGCAGACCCGTTGTAACCTTGTCCCGCGATCCCTGTGCCGGCGCCACCAACCGCCGCGCCGCTTGTTCCGCCACCACCGCCGCCGGAGCCACCACCGGCACCAGCACCGGCGGCAACGATTGACGATCCGCCGAAACCGCCGCCACCGCCGCCCGTCGCCGTTGCTATGGCGCCGAGACTGCTGTTACCGCCGACGGTGCCGCTCCCGGTGGAACCAGCCCCACCCGCCCCGCCACCGCCGATCGTGACCGTGTAAGCTGTGCCCGCTGTCGGCGCCTGGAAAGACCCCGGCTGGACACCGCCCGCGCCGCCACCGCCACCAAGGCCCTGACTCACCCCGTGTCCGCCACCCGCCCCACCAGCCACGACCAGATACTCGATCATGGTTGGTGGTGGCGTCGAGACGCCGGCCGGAACCGGCCCTAGCGGAAAGCTCATTGGTTGACCCCGTTGGCGTAGCCCACGCAGTCATAAGTCGCGGTGCCGCTGTCAAAACGGAACACCAGGTGGTCGCGCATGGTGCCTGAAGCCCAGGTGCTCTGCTTGTAGTTGGTCAAGCCCTTGAACTTGTTCCCCCACGAGAGCGTGCCTGCCGCCGTCATCGAGACGGTGATCGAGATCATGGTTCCGGTCGGCGGATCAGCCGATGGATTCGCGATCGTGAACGCCGCGGCAACGGCACAAGTGAATGCTGGCGCCGATGTAAAATCCGCTGCAACACCGCTCGTAATCGCCGCCGGCACCGCCGTCTGCGGCTTGGTCCAGTTGTGCGCCGTGGTGTAAATCGTCGGATCCAACGGACCTGTCGGTCCGGTCGCGCCGACGGCGCCGCCTGCACCCTGTGAACCAGTCGGCCCGGTCGCGCCGACACCTGTCGGCCCGGTCGCACCGACACCGCCAGCCGTGCCCTGTGCACCGGTCGGCCCCGTCGATCCCGTCGCGCCGGTACCACCCGCTGAACCCTGTGCACCGGTTGGACCGGTCGGACCGGTCGCACCGACACCGCCGGGGGTGCCTGGGCTGCCTGCCGTCCCCTGCGCGCCGGTCGCTCCCGTCGGACCCGTCGCGCCGGTCGCACCAACGCTACCTGCTGTGCCCTGTGCACCCGTCGGTCCGGTCGGACCCGTCGCACCCGTCGCGCCGGTCGCACCAACGCTACCCGCTGTGCCCTGTGCACCCGTCGATCCGGTCGGCCCGGTCGCGCCGCCGCCTGGACCGATCGGCCCAGTGGTGCCTGTCGGACCCGTAGATCCAGCGCCGGTCAGACCTTGTGGCCCGGTCGGGCCGGTGAACGCGCCCGCTCCCGTCGCCCCCGTCGGGCCGGTCGATCCAGCACCGGCCGGACCCGTCACGCCAACGGCGCCGACCCCTCCCGTTACCCCCTGCGGTCCGGTAACACCGGTCGGGCCCGTCACACCAACGGCGCCGACCCCTCCCGTTACCCCCTGCGGACCCGCCGGCCCGGTGACCCCTGCCGTACCCTGGCTCCCGGTCGCGCCCGTCGGCCCTGTGGCGCCAACACCTGGCCCGGTCGGCCCTGTGGATCCGGTGAGCGAAGCCGTACCGGCCGGCCCAGTCACCCCCGTGGGCCCGAAATCCCCCGTCACCCCCGTCGGCCCCGTCGGCCCCGTCGACCCCGGGAGCCCATAACCCGGCGGCCCGGTCATGCCGATCGGGCCGGTGGCACCCGTCGCGGATACGGCGCCGGCCAAGCCTGTCGGTCCGCGGATGCCGGTCGGCCCGGTCACCCCATCCGGCCCCGTCATCCCCACCTGCCCCGTCGGCCCAGTCGTCCCCGTCGGGCCGCCGCCAGGCCCTGTTGGACCTCCGACGACGACAACCGGCTGCGCGGCGATGAGGGCGGGAATCGAGGTCATGGGAACGGATGGACGATCCAGATGAGCCCGGACAGGAAGGCGATGACGCCGACATTGGAGACGACCTGGGTCTTCTTCGCGGTGCCGTCGACAACGATCACCGAACCAAGCCCGGCGCGTGAACTGCTGATGACCTGTGTCTTGATTGCCATCAGACGATACTCAATTGCGGGTTGACCCAGACCGTCGTCGACGCTTTGCCGAGACGAATCAATCCACGGACCCGGCCAGCCCGCTGCGGCGTGAACGCGACTTGAAGCAGCTGTTTCTGCGGCGTTGCCGGAGGATTGTTCCAGGTGTTGCTGGACGCCGGCAGCGCGCTCGCCGCTGCCAAGATCGATGACAAACTGTCCACGAAATTGGCCATCGGATTGCCGCTTGATCCCATATATTCCAGCGACAACCGGATATCAGTATTGTTCAGTGATCCGGAAGAAATAAGCTCCACCGTTGCCGTCTTGGATGCGCCGACAGCCGTGTTCTCGACATCGAGCGTGAAGCAAGGCAGCGGCATGCTAGCAAAATCGGATCGTACGGACGATACCAATTTCAGACTATAATTGCCGATATCATCCACCGCGCCATTGGCAAGTGTCGCGCTGCGATCCGTCGTGACCGCACCGGCCGGTGTATAGCGCTCGTTGAGGACATTGCTGCCGTCCCAACAATTGACAAGTTCGACCTCATCTGCAGCGCACGTAGCCGCCGCCGGTGTACCATAGCGGGTAACAGCCGCAGCGATCTTGCAGCTATCAAACAAAACTTTACTCACAGGACTTACCGCTGGATTCGCCGCAACAAGCGTTCCTGTAACAGCACTTAGATCGACACCTCGACACGTAATCGTGTTAACTCCCGTATTGAGGGTAAACAATGTTGTCGGCGGCGTGCTTCCACCGACCGCCGACGGTGTGTTCACCCATGTAAGATCGAATAGCGTAGATGCGCATCCAATAAAAGATGCGCTTGTACTGTTAAATTGCACTGTCGTGTTATCAAATGTCACTTTTGCAGAGCTTGTGGTCATCAGACGTGAGGTCGTTGTACCGTTTAAGTTAAACGTGCAGTTCTTGAAATACGCACTCTTCGATCCGATGTTGGCCAGATAAATATTTGTAGTTGTTGGAGAACCCGACACCGTAAAACTGAAACCTTCCCAATAGGTGTTCACGATAGTATCAAGCACCAGCGAATTTGTTCCTGTCAGCGTCAATGTAATCGTCGCGCCGGCTTGGCTGTCCGCCGCAACCGGTGGAACAGACCCAGCGCGATTAACAGATAAGACTTGAACCAAACCGAAACCGCTATTGCCAAACCCGTAGTTTAAATTCGCAGAAAAACTATCGACGCTATCACTGCTGACAAAAACACGATCGCCAGCAACCGCGCGTGTCCCCGTATTTGCCGTAAAAACATAAAGAGTCCCTGCCGCTGCACTCCATCCGTAAGCAGACTGCCCCGTGACATTGGTAAACGTCGCACTGCCTGATAACGTTGTTGAATTATTACCGGTATTCCAACCAGGCTCCGTCGTCCCGGATGTCCCCGCCGTCGTACACCGAAACGCGTATTCCCGCCCTGCAGCTGGAGCCGCCAACGGCCGGATGATCTGCCCGACCGAATACGCTGTCGATGCCGCCCACTGCGGGATCGCTGCCCACGCTACGGATGATGCATACCAGTCGCTCATTGTAGCGCTTTCACGACATAGCTATACGTACCGTTAACACCCCACATCGACACCGTAAACTTATGTCCACTGATCGTATCCAACGCATCTCCCGTGTTCGCACTCACTGTAAATCCTGAGAAAGTCACAGCTCCGGCGCTGCCCTGGTTCACGAGCATCAGGATGCATGAGCCATCATGAGTCGGCGCCGTGATCGTAAACGCACCGTTATTGTTCACCCACTGCATCGGATTCAAACTGAAATCGACCGTGATGTTGCCCGTCGCGTACTGGTACGCCGTCGCATAGACCCCGCCGGATAAATTCTGCCCCGTCGCCCCGAGCAGCATCGCGCCGGGCTGGTACGGCCCGGTCGGGCCGGTGCCGAGCGGCCCGGTCGCCCCGGCCGCCCCGGCCGCACCGGTCGGCCCCGTCGCCCCCGTGGTCGAGGCGAATCCGGGCGGCCCCGTTACACCGGTCGGCCCGGCAGGTCCCGTGGCGCCAGTATTGGTGGCGTCACCAGCCGGACCTGTCGGGCCGCCGAGCGGTCCGGTCGGCCCGGGAGGTCCAACCGGACCGAACCCCGTTGGTCCGGTCTCGCCAAACGGTCCCGTCGGACCAGTGTTACCTGTCGGCCCCGAATTTCCCGTCGGCCCAAGATTACCAGTCGGCCCTGTCGTACCGGTGACGCCGGTCGGACCGGTGTTCCCCGTCGGCCCGAACGGCCCAGCAGGACCCGTCGGACCGGTACCGGGCGGACCCGTGGACCCCGTCGGCCCGGTCGCACCCGTGTTGGTCGCCGACCCCGGCGTGCCCTGCGGACCGGTCTGCCCGACACGGCCGGTCGGCCCGGTGGCGCCAGTATTGGTCGCCGCTGCGGCCGGACCCGTCATCCCGGTCGGCCCCGACGGACCTGTCGGACCAGGTACGCCGGGGCTTCCCTCACCGGTCGGCCCGGGAAAACCCGGAGGACCGGTCATCCCGGTTGGACCGGTGACCCCCGGCTCACCGGCGCCGGTCGGGCCGGTGTTGCCGGTCGGACCAGTCGATCCGGTGGCCCCTGTCGCGGATATCGGCCCTGTCGGGCCGGTATCTCCGGTCGGACCACCGTAGGCACCTGTCGGTCCGGTCTGACCGTGAACGACAATGACTGGCCGGGTCTGGATGATGGGAGGATCGTTCGACGGGTATGACACTTACACCCCCGTCACGCCTTGAACGACCGTCAGACAGCCATGCATCAACGCCGTCTTAATCCCCATCGCGTCGGTCATGATCAAGTCATAAACATAAGCACCTGGCAGTAGCGCGTTCTGAATAGCCAAGGGGGCGACGCTGAAATGAAGCACCCGTTGATTGGGGTCATCAATGACAATGGTGCCAGCCGCTGACGACACCGACAGCTTCGGCGTAGCATCGTAATAGGTCAGCTGAACATCAGCAGCGAAAGTACACCCGTTAAAACTCCATGTCGTGTCAGTGGGAGTGCCGAACTGGAAGGCGTTCGACCACGTCGCATTGTTGTCGATCGCCATATCCTCATGGGCCGACGTCTCGCTATGCGGGTATGTGCAGCCACAATAAACGGACATCGTTTACCTCGCCGGCGGGTAAACACTGAAATTCGATACGCCACCACGCTGCCCATCAACGCGAAACTGCTGCGGATACGCCCACGTCTGCGCGCCGAACGTGTTGGCCTTCATCCCGGCAACACGGGCACCGGCGATGCCGTCCCTGAACTTTTGCAGGTGAAACATGGCCTGCTGCGGGTTGGAGAATGCCTCACCCGGAATGGTCATGACATTGCCGACCAAGCCATGCTGGATCGTCAAATGATGCGCCGGCAGCACCCAGTCGGGGATATGTGGCGGGAAACATTCCAGCGGGTCGGTCACCGTCTTGATCACGGTCACCGTCATCGTCTGCGTGTTGCTGTAGCCGAACTGAAACCGGACCGTGCCGATCGTCGGCATGATCGCGTTCTGCGGCGTCAAGTTCTGGTCGACGACGCCTGCCAACCGCAGGATCCGCCCGGTCCGTACCGGGATCGGGTAATCGTATGTGTTGGGGACAACGACGATGTCGATGTTCTCTTTCCAGCAATTCGAATCGCCGAAGAACTCGGCCAACGTATCGAACAGCACGACCTTGATCTGATCTGCCGACGCACCGGTCAGCATGACCTGAGCGTTGCCGAACACTTTGGCCCAGTACAGGTCGACCCCATCCGGTTTGCTCATGTCGGATGCCCTCGCGGCGGCGACCCGCCTGTCATCTGATCGATCGCTTTACCCGTCAATCCGGTCGCAAACCAGCGCATAAAGGATGCCACCCTGGCGTCCTGATAGTCTTCCTGGTCGCGCGCCATCGCTTGTCCGCACAAACCATAAACCAGCGCCTGGCGGAACTGCGGCTCCATCCGCAGCGGCGTGTCATCCACCGCCTGGAACGACGGCACTTGGCCCCGCACCGCCAGATTCCAGACGAACAGGTCCGGGCGCAGCCGGCGGGCTTCGAGCAGCGTCATGTTGAACGCCGTCAACATCGAGGCGTCATCGTACCGGTACGGCGCAATCGTATCCTGCAGCTCGGTCCGGGCCGCAGTGACATAGTCGGAGATCGTCGACAGCGTCGGCTGGTCGGCGTCTCCGAAATTGCCGTAGTAGATCTGGCTTGTCGCCATTACGGCCCCGTCACACCCGTCGGTCCGGTCGCCGCGGCGATGAACTGCCCGACCGGCCCGCCGGGCGCGTACTGGCTGTAAGTCGTGCCCTGCGCCGTCGGGCCGCCGGCAGCCGCCAGCTGATTCCACGCCCCGCCGGTCGCATACTGGTTGAACGCCGCCGCGCCGCCGGACATGCCGACGGCGTAGGCGAGCTGGTTCGCCACCCCACCAGGCTTACGCTGGTCGGGGGTTACGTTGATAGCCATGATCGCCTCCTTACCCGCCGGAGATGACCTGCGCCTGACAGATCGCCGTACCGTCGACCACCTGATAGCCGTAGACCTGCAGTCCGCGGAGGATCTGACCGAACGTCAACTCGGAACGCAGCGTCTCGACCTTGCTGATCTGCGAGGCGAATGTAAGCCCATGGGCATGCCCGGCGAAGATCGGCTGCTCACCGGCGGCAAAGTTGACCGAATCGGTCGTGCTGTTGGGCATCAGGTTGCTGACGTACAACGTGAACCGATCGATCATCCCGAGGCGGCCATTGCGCAGAATCGAGACGGAGTCGCCCGACAGATAGGCCTGACGGAGTTCCGACTGCTTGATCTGACGACCCGCCCATGCCGGCATGATGACCCAGCGGCCTTGCTCCGGAATGTTCTGTTCGTCGAGCGCCTGCCCCATCTTCAACAGCAGGTCGATCAGGTTGGTCTGCCCCGAGGTCGCGCCCTGGCCGACGGTGACAATCGGCGTGCCCTTGATGCCGAGATTCAAATTCCCCGACAGGACACCCGCGGTCGCGCCGCGATTGAAGGAGTTGCACTGGTTGACGATGCCGTCAAGGACATCGCGGTCGACCACGATCTTCAGCTGTTGCGCGGCATCGTCCGACCACATGGAAAGATTGTTCAGATCGCTCTGAACCTCCATGACGTCGTCGAGCACCAAGCTGAAATATTTACCGATGCCGATGTACAGCTCGATAGAGCCGCCCGTCGGACGATCGAGACCCAGCAGGCCGTCAGCCAGGTAGTTGCGGATCGTGATCGTGGGCTTCGTTCGGATCTTCACCCGATCGCCCATATTCTTGATCTCGCCTTCGTAGTCCGTGTTGGAAATCGCGGCCAGGACCGTGCTCGCGTAGAATTTCTCGACGAGCTTCGCCGACCAGATTTCCCAACTGTTACTACGCGGAGGTCACTCGCGTTCAACTCGGTCACCCGAGCGGAGCAGCCATTTCTACTGCTCTCCCCATGTCGCCATGGGGGTCGGACTGTCGCATCAGCGAAGCGATACGCTCCGCCGCCCTCTCACTCAGTCTCTGCGGGTCCAGCTTCATAGCACGCAGCTCTTCTGCAAAAGCCGCGCGCGCCTGCTCCATCCCCACATAGCCGGCAGTGGTGAAGCGGCCGGACGCATTGTCCAACCACCACAACACGAGCTTTGCCTGCTCTGCTTTCAAGATCAGGTGCGGAAGGATCATACCGAGAATCCGACGGATTTCCGCGCCGCTCAGCCATTCGAGCGACCAGCTGTTTTGCTGGTTCCGCCCACTCGCTTTGCGACTGACGAAATGACCGCCAAACTTACCGTGAAGCATCTCCCCCAAGGAACGGCAGCCATCAGCCATGCACATCCGCACACGCGGACGAACATAAAGCCGATTCCTACCTTTCTTCGGATACATACGCTGCACGTCGATACAACCTTCCCCGTCGAAGAGCCCGGCTAAGTATTCCGGTGTCATGTAGACCCCTCGTATGGAATGAACTTAGCGAGCTTTACTGGTTCCCTCGGGTTACGTCAAAGACGCGTTCCCGGTAATCAGAGAGGGTTTTACATCCCCAAAAATCAGAAAGGGCTAGGGATGAAGCCGGTCGCTTGTAGGTTGTTGGGGGAGGAACCAACCGGCGTGATCGGCGGTGACGAGCCGCTTGTTGCGCCGGGGAATCCCGTGATCGGAATAGGCATCGCATTGCCCCATGGGGGCATGTGCGATTAAGCCGGCCCCCGCTTAGTTGACGCGGATGCGACCGTCATGCTGGGCTGCGAAAATATCGCGCTCGAGCGCTGTCCACTCGGCCTCACGGCCGATGTAAGCGCCACGGCGATGCTGTTCGTACAGCTGCGTGATCTGCGGTCGCGTGTAAACGGGTTTGGCCGGCGCCGCAGCGGTTTCACCGCTCGAAGCCGTTCTGGCCCGTCCAGGGGACGCCAATGTCGCGATATCGACTGCCGCTGCCCTAGGAGGCTGGGGGGCCGGACTGGGCGAGGGCTGATGCGTTTGCCCTGCTCTGGCTTCCTCAGCACGGAAGCCATTAAAGAACGCGACGACTCTAGGGGCATTGCCGGCTGAAATCGCTTCGTTCAACAATTGTTGTCTCATACGTCCGGACAAAGTGTCAATACCGAGCAGCCAATTATGCCAGCGCGGATTGCGATCGATTTCCATAAAGTCCGGCACCGCCGCGGCGACCTGACTGTCAAGGATAGCCCGTGAGTCACGGGCATGCCGTGCCCGCAGATCCTGATTCTCTTGCCGCAGCTGATCGAGAAACGGCGCGACCGCCTGCATCGCCGCCCTCTGGCTGACGTCAAGAAAGTCCGTGCCATAGTTTTGCGCGTCTTCCGGGGTGATAAACTGCTTCGGGGGTGGGGGCGGTGCCCGCCGCTGCTGCGGAGGCGGCGGCGGCGGGGCAGCCTGCCGCTGTTGCGCGACCTCGTTGAAATACTGCGCCTGCAGATCGCCGAGGTCCTTCTTGGCCTGGTTGAACCGGCCTTCGAAGGCGAGCGCACGATGCTTCCACGAATCAGCATCGTCAGGAGTGTCTGCCGGCTGCGAAGCGGCAGGCGCCTGGTCCACGCTGCGAACCGAGGGAGGCGGTTCTTCTGGCGCCTGCCGTTCGACCACCGGCGCCGACGGAGCGTCCGGTGGCACATCGGCCGTGGGAGGAACATCGACGGCCGGAGCTTGATACAAAGCCTCGATACTGCGGATCCGGGCCTTCACCGCCGGCGGGATCGTGTCCGAATCGAAAGCGGGAACGTCCGGGTTCTGACTCTCAACTATGTTCACGCGTCATAGCCTCGTTTAAAAGCAGTGCGAATTTAATACACTGCTGCGCGCGTCCTTGCGCGACTTGAAGGTTGTCGGTTGCTTGAACCAGTTGGTCCAGCTGTTCCATCTGATAGTTGATAATCGCCGTATAAAAATCACGAAACTGCTGCGGCGCAGCATTTCGCATATAGCGCGCCTGTTTGACAATCTCCGCCGTGGCGTCGCTCACATCATATCGTCCGCATCGGGTTCCATCGGCCCGCCCATTGCCGGCGCAGGTGCAGGCATTGGTGCCGGCGGTGCCGGTTTGGGATAAGAATTACCCGCAAACGGGCTGCCCCGCGTCAACGCCGCATGTCCAAGCGGCGTCGTCGCTTGAACGCCACCCTTGCCGACGTGTTTAACGATGCTGCCGCCAGGGCTGAAGGGGGTCAGATCTTTTTTATAAACCATTGGGGCGGAACCCTCCATAACCGATACCGGCACCGCGCATGCCCATATCCGGCCCGGACGACATCGGCGAGCCGCCCTTGCCGTATTCACGGGTCGAGATCGGCTTGATCCGCGGCGCTGCCATCACGGCCTTGTTGGGATCGAACCGCGGAGGCCGCCCAAGCGGCATCCGCGGCGAGGGGGGCAGCCCCGTCGCTGGCCGAGGCATTACCGTGCCCCCGTGATCCCAGCAGTCGCTTTTTGCGAACCGACGAATCCGAACATTTTATTGCTCCCGCCCTCGGCAAATTTGCCGCCGCTGCTTGTCGGATCGGACGCGGTCTGTCCTGCCGTCTGCGGCCCAGCTGGATCGGACGTTTTCTCGCGGTTACCCGACCCAAACATCGGCGTGTTGCCGCCTTCAGCGAACGTGGTGTTGCGCTGGCTCTCAACCTTTTTGGTCAGACCTGGAACGCCATCAGCCATAGAGTCCTCCTCACGGTATACGGCGGACATTAGTGTATAAAGCTTAAGAAAGTGTTAAGCCGTTCACTGCACCGTCAGCCGCAGCGTCTCCGAGTCGCTTCCGGCGTCGTTGCTGGCTTTGACACCGACGCTGTACTCCCCCGCTGTCCGCGGCGTGCCGCTGATGACCCCGGTGCCCGCGTTGATACTCAGCCCATCCGGCAGCCCCGTGGCTTCGTATGTGGTCGGCGCGTTATTCGCCGTGACGGTGTAGCTGAACGCCTGCCCGACGCGGCCGCTCGCCGCCAGCACGATCACCGGCGTCACCGCCGGCTGCGGCGGTTCGGGCGATGTTGGTGCGAACACGACATCAACCCAATAGTTGGTACCCTGGTACGAGTCAGTCGGAAACGCGACCGCGCTCCCATATTTATAGACCCCGTTATTACCGCTCGGTGCCGACAGCGGCGCGTTGGTGTAGGTCTGGACGAAGTAGTTCGTATCAGCTGAATACCGTCCACCGGAATGGTAAGATACCACGTAGGTGGTATTTGCCTGAACCGCGACCGGGCTGGTAAAATTGGCCTGCTGCCAACCGCTGGCGGATTCACCGCTGAAGGTCACCGTCGCCAACCGATTGCCATTGGCCGACCACAGCGCGCCGGTATGCGTCCCGGTATTCTGCGACCCCTTGTAGAAGCGTACGCCGGTAACGTTCCCGGCGACACTCGAGCGAAACTTGACGCCGAGTTCGACCGAATTGGAATCGTTCTCCGAAACCACCTTGGGGGTGTCGCTCGAAGCGAAAAGGGTCGTGGCGTCGCCTGCCGGCGGGATTGGCGGGTCTGGCGGAACCGGCGGATCAGGTGGCGTTGATCCGCTCACCAACGGGTGGGGGTAAATGTAGGGGGTGTAGGCGACGACCCAAGTATCAGTGCTGCCGCAGCGATACAGCGTCCCCATCGGACCCTGGTCGGTGGCAAAATAGCCGACCCCACCCTGCCCGGCATCGGCCGGATCGGTGGCGCCGGTCGAGCATGAGGTCGGCCGGTTGGCCATGGTGCCGAAGCCCATGCCCGTGGAGCCGTTGAAGGGCGCCGTCCGCGAGGTCTGTTCCGAAGCCGAGACCGCGTTGAACCAATCACGATCGTTTTTGGCATGCTGCGTCGTGTAATTCGGGTTACCGCCGAGGTTCTCGAACGCCATTGGCACCCGTGCCTTCGTGTCCGTCCAGAAATTGTTCCAGACGTACATCGGCTTCAGGTTGCCGCCTTTTGGCGTAGTTGCAAAATCGCGGCCAGGCTGGTGCCAGCACGGATATCCACGATAGGTGGTTGAGGGAGAACGATTGCCGTCGCGGGACTGGTTGCCGTCGCAGATCGGCGCACCGCCATCAATGGAGTTTGCGTATGCGCGATAGTCCAGCATCGAGATGGCAACGCCGCTTTTGCCGCTTGCCGCCGTGAACTTGTTGTTGAAAGCATAGAATTCACCTGAGCCCTGATGGTGAAAACAGCGATAGCAGTCGGCGATTCCTTGTCCGGACCCGCCGCTATTCACACGGATGTCGTTGTCGTAGAGTTCAAAGTTCGCCGGCCCGCCCGCGTGCGTCGCACCGTGCGAGGTTACGAGACAGTTGGTCGAGGTGTTGCGACGATAAACGGTGTTGTTGCCGCCCCAGCCGTCGATACAGCCGAGCCCGGAATTGTTGTTTGATGCGTTGGTGATGACGTTGTCTTCGAAGAACAGATTCTCGGCCTTGCCCGCTGGCGACGGCAGTGGCGTCGAGCCCTCGACACCGATGTAGTTAAACGCCATGACGTTGCCGTTGTTCGATGCCGTGAACGTATTGTGGTCAACGACACCGTAAAACTGGCCGACCGTTGTATTTTCACCAAAAAAGAGCGTGGTGTTGCCCGCAGGAATTGTAAACTTGTTATTATCGATCCGGAACTGGCGCAGCGTCCCGCGACCGTAAAACCAGATCACCATGTTGCCGCCGGTGAATTCAAAGCCGGAGACACGATAAAATTTATTGTTGTCCCCCGACAGGTTGCCGTTCATCCCCAGCACAGTGCCGCTGGCGCTGACCTTACACGCACCGAGCGACGCACAGATCAGTGTCGCGCCCTTGGCGTTGTTGAAGGACACGAAACTGTTCCAGCTATAGTTGCCCGCAGCGAAGGTAAGGGTTGCGCCATCGGCAGCGCCCGAGAGGGCTGAGCTGATGTCGTTCGACGATGATCCCGCCGTGCAGTTATAGGTGGTGCCACTGCCGGAACACGCAGCATGCGCAGGCGACGACGGATGCGCCAGTGCAAGCACAGCACATGTACATAAAAGCCGAAATTTCATTTAGTCCTCCTGTGGCGCCGGGTAGATCACCTCGACAACATCATCGGTTTTGGCGCCAAGCACCGCCAGCAACCCCGGCGACAAGTCAGCAACGCGCCCAGTATCTGTGTGAGGCCCCCAATCAGCAGGATAAGCCAGCACCTCCTGACCCCGAAACCGCACCAACGCCTTCCGGGTCTGATCCCGCAGCATCGTCTTCGGCGTGACGTCGTAATCCCACCGACAGGCCACATAGAACACATCCGGATCAAGCCGCCGCGCCAAGCCGGTCGTGCCTGGTGGCTGCTCGGTCAAAAACAGGTGCGGGGCGTCATCCAGCTCATAAACAAAAGCCAGGCCTTCAGACGGACTGACGCCCGTATCGGCGGGACCACCAAAACTTGAACATTTGCCATTCGCCGTGAACAAGACGCTGTCCGGAAATTCCGGCTGCGGCGGCAACGGCCGTTCCGGCGGTGCGACACCGCCAAGCGTTGTCACGATGGCATTACAGACGGATTCAAAATTAGCCGTAAACTTGTTTGAATCCGAGGTATTATCGCAGAAACAAATCTCGAGCAAAATCGCCGGTTTATTAGTTTTGTTCAAAAACGCGAGATCAGATCTATACTTACCGCCACGATTCGTAAACGGCCCGGCGGCGGCAATCGCCTTGGACATTTTAGCCGCTAATTCACTTTGCGTAACGTAAAGTACCTCGGTACCTTGCGCACTGCCGTTATAAGCATTAAAATGCGTACTGACATCCAGCTCACGGGTTTGTTTATTATGCCAGGATGTAATCCTGTTCAAATTATCACTCTGCGTCGTACTGACGTCATCGTGAAATTTCGGACACCCGAGCAGTTCCGCGACACGGTCGACGACACGCCGTGCCTGATCGACCTCGTCAAGCTGCGGCGGAACCGGATTGCCGCGCGCACCGCGGATCTTGAGTCCGTGGCCGGAACTGAGAGCGATACGCATTTGACTTTGTCCATTTATGGCTATAATGTGTCTTATCCCGGTTCCCCAACCTGGATCGCCCCCGGTGAACATTGATAGCCCCCTATCAGCGACCCCCCAGCACCGGGGGCACCCCTCATGGCAAATCGTCCTGTCCCTCCGACTCCAACTCCGTCCGCGGCCCATTGCGATAAAGCTCGAGAATCCGCTCCAACTGCGCCGGCTG